CGAGTCCGGGCAAGAACAGGTGGGGATATTTTCGGCTCAGCGGGCAAAGCGTTCGATGATTACCGCGCGCGTAAGCGGCCACAAGGCACCCTCCGGCCAGTCCGCCCGCATGGCCTCGACAATCTCCTCGTACTTCTGCACGGAGATCGACCGCTCCCACCTTCGGGGGTCATCCTCCGTCGGCTTCCTCCGGGTCTGTAATTCATCGAAAAGCCGGGGATTTCCGTAGAACTTGCGGGCAACGGCGGCGAGGGTCGTCCGCTTCCCCTTGGCGTAGGCCCGGGCGATCAGGACGAGGTTGGCGGTCATGGTCTCCACTATCATGTGCCAGAAATAGCACAGTGGCGACGGAAAGGGCAAGAAGGGCTGGACGGCGGGCTAAAAATCCCCTAGAGTCGGAATGCTTCGATCCCACGAGGGACGATGGAGAGCCAGATGACCACCACCAATCTTTACCAAGCCGCCGTTGCCGACATGGCCGCCCGCAAGACACATTACGGCGCCGCGCGCCACGTCGTTGCGAGCGGTGCGGAATTGATTTGCTCGGTTAAGCGCGTCGCTGGCCGCTCGATTATAGCCGGACACTATCGCACTACGTGGCATCTCGTTCCGGTCGGCGAACAATACTCCAAAGGCATCAGCCGAGCCGCCGCCGTTAAACTTCTTGCGGAGGGCTGAGTCATGATCCCCCAAGGCTTCCGCCGAGCGCCACGATCATCCTCTACCGACTTGGCGTTCTTCGTCACCGCCGCCCTCGCTGGCGGCACGCTCGCAATTATCGCATCGGTCGCACCTTACGTCGCGGCCGTCTTGCTGGTGGTGGGCCCATGAGCGCCGCCGTCTGGAAGTACCCCATTCCCATCGCCGACGAGTTTGTGCTGAGAATGCCGCGCGACGCCGAACTATTGTTCGTCGCAACCCAAGACGAACAGGGATGCCTTTGGGCGCGCGTCATAACGGACGACCGGGTTCGGCTCGAAGACCGGCGATTCCATCTGCGCGGAACCGGCCATTTGATCGACCTCGATTCAAAATACGTCGGATCATTCATCTTGCGCGGCGGCGCGATTGTCTTTCATCTTTTCGAGGCCGCGCCATGAGCGAACCTGACATCAGCCGCCTATCGAACGTCGTCATCCAAGTTTTCGACCGCTGGATGAGCGGTCGTGATCCGGACGACTGCCCGGAGGAATTTGCGGCCGTTGCTGATGCAGCGGCGGCAGTGTTTCACGTGAAACTTAACGATCTGGACTGGGAAGCTGCGACGCTGCGGCGGCTCGGATATGAGGGGCCGGTGCTATGAGGCTGAACGACCTGCATCCAATCCAGCGCAAAGTCCTGACAGCGGTTGCCGCCGGCCAAGATGGCGAGATCAGCGTCGGCGATTTGAAGCGGCTTTATGAGACGCCGCGAAGCGATGGCATCCGTACCGCCATGCTAATCCGACACAACCTTTTGGAATGGGTGCGCGGGCTTAACGGCTCTGCTCGTGCCGTTCGAATCACCGATGCTGGCCGCATTTTAGCCAAAGGAGAACCCGATGCCGCTTCCTGAAGGATACCTGCCCCGCGAGGGCGATGTGCTGACGATCGAGGTCGAGGTCAAATACGACGTCGATGCTGACGACAAAAATGTTCACGTTTTCCCCGTTGGCGCCCGCTACCGAGACTTCTCCTTGCCGGTCGCCAACATCATCGGCATCGCGCTGCGAAAGTGGAAAGACGGCGAAGGCATCATCTCCACGGAGGATGAGAACATCTTCGGCGTCGCCGTCTGCGTCAACGGCGAATACGTCGTGATGAAACTGGACCGGAAGGCGGCGGAACCTGACATCGATGGCGGACTCATAATTTGTCATTGCAATGAACTCTTGCCGTGGCCCGGCGAAAAACCGGGCGGCCAAGAACCGCCGGAAGCCCCGGCTGGAATCCCCGAGGCGCCTCCCGCGCCTCCACTCTCAGGAGAAGACTGATGGCCTCGACATCCGATCTGAAGCCGCGCGACAACCAGCCGCCGGACATCAGCGAGCAAGAAGCCGGCCGCCTCGCCGAAGACTACGGCGAACTTTCGCGCAATGCCTCTGCGCTGCTGGAACAGGCGCGCGCGATTAACGGGGAAGTTACCGACGAGGCGACGCTGGAGCGGTTCTCAAACGTCATCGTCGATATGCGCGACACCGAAGCGCGCGCCGAAGCGGCTCGGGTCGCCGAGAAGGAACCTTTTCTCCGGCGCGGGCAGGCGGTCGACGGGTTCTTCGGTTCGATCAAGGAGCGACTCGCCAAGGGCCGCGCCGTCCTGAAGCGCAGCGTCGACGCCTACCAGAACCGAAAACTGGCCGAGGAGCGGGAACGCCGCCGCCTCGCCGAGGAACAGGCCCGCCGCGAGGCACAGAAGGCAGCGGACGAGGCCGCCCGGCTGGCACGGGAAGCCGAGGACCGGCGCCTCGCCGCCGAACGGGCGAGGCTCCCAGAGACACAGGAGGCCAAAGGCGCGGTGGCGGAACAAGCGGAAACCGCGGCCGCCGCCGCCCAGGCCGACGCGCAGGTCGCCATAGCGGACGCGCAGGAGAAGCGAATCGACAGTTTGGCGAAGCCCTCGGAAATGGCGAGATCGAGATTCGACGAAGGGCGCCTCGTCACCATGCGGCAGGTCGGCTACGCGGAGATCGTTGACAAGATGGCACTTGATCCCGTCGCCCTATGGCCTTTCATCAAGGAAGATCACGCCCTTGCCGCGCTGAAGGCTTGGGCCAAAACCTCGTCGTTCAAGAAGCAAATGACTGGCGCTGTCGTCGAGATGCGTGACGAGTCGGTGATCCGATGAGTTGGCCTCTAACGCCAGCGGACGCGAAGCCGGGCTGCTGCCAGGAGGCGGCGCTCGGCGTTCCGTTCTATGCGCCATGCAATCGGCCAGCGGTCAGCATTGTCCGCTGGAAGGGGCGAAACGAGCCGGCGATCCGCATGTGCGAAATGTGCGCGGATCACAACGTCCGCAACCGCGGCGGGGAGATCGTGGAGCCTTTCAAGGCGGAGGGCGTCCGATGAACAAGCCAAAAGACGGCGGCTCTGCTTTTCCGATGATCATCGATAATCCTGATCGTTCGCAGACCCAATTTCTGACGATCCAGGGCATGTCACTCCGGGACTATTTCGCTGCCGCCGCGATGCAAGGCTACATCGCGGCTGGCTTGCCTTCCGATGTCACCCATAGCGAGATGGCTGAAAAGGTTTACCGCGCGGCTGACGCTATGCTCGCGTACCGCAACGGCGACATGCCGTGGTGCGGAATCTGCGAGTGCTATCACTCCCCGAAGGCGGAACATATCGACAAACAGGAGAAGCCCGATGGCTAAGACGACGACGAAACCGAAGGCCCAAGACGCCGAACTCTTCACCGCGCCGCAGACGGCGGAGCAGGCCGCTACCGGGAAGGCGGTTGCCAAGCCGAGGAAGGTACCGATAACCGAGACGGGAACGAACGTGGCAAAGTTTGAACCCCGGCCGACAAACCTTCTCGTCGCCTTCGCACAGGCGGCGTCCGATCCCGCCTGCAACCCGGAGAAGATGAAGGCCCTGTCCGACATGGTCGACAAGATGAAGGCCGAGGAGGCGGAGGTCGCCTTCACTGAGGCCTACATCGACATGCAGGAAGAATTGCCGAGCATCAGCGCGACCGGCCGAATCGAGATCGCGGCCAAGGTCGGCTCGCGCGGGCAAAGCACGCCCTACGCCAAGTACGACGAGATCATGCGCGTCATCAAGCCGATCCTGAAGAAGTACAAGTTCGCGCTGATGGTCGTGTCGGAGCCAAACCCGAGCGGCGTCGGCGTCATTGTTCGGGGCACTCTCTCGCGCGTGCACAAGACGCAGTATGGCAAGGCGACCCATGTCAAACAGACGATCATCGCCGTCCCGCTCGAAAACTCCGGCAGCAAGAACAACGTCCAGGGCATCGGGTCGTCGCTGTCCTATGCGAAACGCTATGGCGTGATTCAGCTTCTCAACATTATCAGCCATGCCGAAGTCGACGACGACCGAGACGGGCATGGGCCGAAGCCGAAGAAGGGCGCCGCTGCTGAAACGGCAGAACCGGAGGCCGATCCGAACGCAAAGATCACTGGCGCCCAAGCGAAGGAACTCCTAGCCGCGATCAATGACTGCGGAGTCGGCCCGGCGACGTTCCTGCAAAAATATGAGATCGATGCCGTGCACGAATTGCCGGCCCGGCTTTTCCTTGAAGCAAAAAAAGCGTGCGCTGATTTCGGCGCCCGCGCGAAGGAGTTGAAGCGTGGCTAAGGCGACCGCCATCAAGACCAAGGCCGACGAAGTCGAGGTCTTTGACGACATCGAGCAGGGCAGTTCCGCATGGCATGAGATCCGGCGGGGCATTCCCAGTGCGTCGCGGTTCAAAACCATCATGGCCGATGGTCGCGACGGCAATCCGAGTGAAACCCGGCGCAAATTGATGAACGTCATGGCTGGCGAGATAATCACCGAGGAGGTCGCGGAGACATTTCGTTCAGAGGCGATGGAGCGCGGCAATCTTATGGAGCCTGAACTCCGCGACTGGTATGGCCGCACGCGGTTCGCCGACATCGCGCAAGTCGGGTTCGTAAAGCGCACCATCCATAATCCGCTTGGCAGTTCGTTCGCTGCAGGTTGTAGCCCCGATGCCCTCATCGGCAAGGACGGCGTCCTCGAGATCAAGACCACCCGGCCCGATCTTCTGATCGAACTTATGGAACGCGCCGCCGGCCCCCCGCCAGGCCACCGAGCGCAATGTCAGGGCGCGCTGTGGATAACCGGCCGCGCATGGTGTGATCTCATCATCGGCTATCGCGGGATGCCGAAATTGTCTTTCCGCATAGAGCGCGACGATTCATACATCGCTGGGCTCGCCGCCGCCGTCGAGGTTTTCGATTACGAACTCCGGGCGCTGGTCGCCAAGATCAGAAAAATGGGGTCGGTCTAATGCCGTTTTATCCGGTGGTTTTTGTCTGGAAGGAATTGGAAGTCCCCATTGATGGCGGACACTTTACCACCGTTTTGGCAATGGTGCCTTTGCCCCGATACGCCAACGTCGCGAAGCGACAATTTGTAGTGTCGGAAGAATATCCGCTGGTCATTTTGGAGGCCCGCTCGCGCGCAAGCCACAATCATTATCACGCGGCCATCCACGAGGGGTTTCAGAATCTTCCGGAGAAAATCGCGGCGCGCTGGCCGACCGAAGACGCGCTGCGCTACTGGCTTCTGACGGAGACTGGCTGGTACGAGGAAGACGAGTTCGTTTTTGATAGCGAAGCCGAAGCGAAGGCGGCGATGCCAAAGATCAGGAAGCGCCAGCCATACGCGAGAATCATGAGGAAAGAGGCGACGCTTTTTGTTCGCTACGCAAAATCCCAGAGTGCGGCAGCAATGGGCAAATCGGAGTTCGAAGCGAGCAAGAAAGATTGCCTCGAACTCCTGGACCACATGGTCGGCGTCCCGCGCGGAACGCTGAAACGAGAGGGAGGAAATAGTGCCTAATTCTCACAAAGAATGGTTTGGCGTCGCTGTGTTCGGATTTGCGGCCGGAGCGTTCGTCGCCTTCACGATCTGGATAACCCCGAGCGACGATTGCCGACCGAATAATACGGCCGCAGTGATGAGCCCAGTGATCGGCGGCGCGATGCTGATGGCCGGATGCCCGGACGAGCGGACGCCGCGCCTGATCTACCGGAACGATGGGAGCGTGACGCCGCCATGAGCAAGCGGACCACAGCCAAGCAATTAGCCGGCCTCATCATGGATGCCGACGTTCCCCATCGACTAAAGGCTGAAAACGTGCGGCTGCACGCCGCCTTGCAGCGCGTCATCACTTGGCTGGACGGCTTGGCGAAGCAGTCGGAACAGCAGGCCAAAACTAGCGACCAGTTCCCATCATTGGCCGAGGCCTGCAAAGCCGACGCGAAGAACTATCGCGCGACCGCCGACAACCTGCGCAAGGCGCTCACGCCATGACGGTCACGACGCGACAGAAACTCGCCGCCGTCGAGCGGTTGTTGGGTGATCTTCGGTGGGCGAGAGGATCGCAAGCCCCGGAGGCGGAGACCTATGACGCGCTCCTGGCGATCGCCGTCGACCTTCGTGCCGGCGCACCAAAGGAAGCCGGTCGAGTGTTGGCCGCGATGACCGATCAAGTCCAACGCGCGCGGCGCGGCAAAAGTCGGCTCGGCTTCTACGACGTCGGGCACATGCAGACGCTCACGGAGGCGCTCTGCGGCCGCTGGTGGCCGACCGTCGAGCGGGCTTTGCAGCGGTTTGAGAAGGAAGTAGCAGAGGTGTGATTCAACAGGGAGAACGACTATGACTAGCAACGAAGCGGAACTGATCGAGAAACTGATCGTTCAAGCGGTTCTTCGGGGCCGCACTGAACTGCAGCTAGAGCGGGCGGTGCTGGCTGGAGAAGAAGCGACATCGAGCCTCGCAGGGCAGCGGATGCTTGCTGATTCGTACAAGCGAGCGTGCCACGAGATTGAAGAGCGGACGGCGCGTGCTATCGCGGAGCTCCGCACGGAGGTTCACGAATCCAGAAATCGAGAACAGGCTTGTCTTCTCGTTCTGGGCGAAGCGAGCGATGCCATCGGCAGGTTTGCTAAAGCCGGCCGCAACAAGCAAAAGCCTTTCGACGCATTGCTTGCCGCCAAGGCTAAGGCGGATAAACTTCAAGACCCTATACCGTTCTAGCCATGCCGCGTCTCCCGAGGCCGCACATTCCCCTAGAGGTTCGCTGCATCGTGGCGGAACGCCAACTTGCCGAGGCTGGCAAAGAGAGGCCACGCTTCGCGCAATACCATCCGTTCGGCTTGCGACTCAAAGTCGATCTGCAGGAGTTGTTCGGCGATGCGAAGGTCGAGCTTCATCATCGCCCGGCGCTGGTAAACCGACTGTGGAAACGCAGCGGCAAATACATTCCCGATGCGAACGATCCGGATTATCTGGTCTATCTGCGCGAAGACGACCACGACATCGAGACGCGGGTGCGAGGATTGCACGGCCAGCATTCCGACTTAGGGCTGGCGCGGAAACGAAAGCGCAAGGAGCGCAAGGCAAAGCGGCCGAAGACTCGATGGGCGTCGCGCCCGCTTCGTTCCGCTAGTCGCTGGCCGACGAAAAGGAAGATGCGATGATTGATCGGCAGCACGACAAGGTACTGATCGAATGCGATAGCTGTCCCGAAGTCTTCGACGGCGATAGTGCGGACTTCAAAGAGGTATGGGACGCAGCGAAACGCGACGGCTGGCGAACAAGAAAGATCGCCGATACCTGGCTACATGGCTGTCCGAAATGTGGGGTGCCAACATGAGCAAGCAAATCGGCCCGCGAGAAGCCGCCCTCCGCGCCATGCGCGAGGCGGAGAAGCCGGCGAAGGCGACCGTCCCGGCGCTGCCGAGGACGACGGGCGTTAAGCCGGTCAAACGGAAGGCAAAGAAGCGATGATCGACAGACAGGGCGGCAATATCGTCTTTGAATGCGACAGTTGCGACGAGACATTGACCGTCAGCGACGCGGTAGCGGTGACTTTCGATAAGGCTTGGGCATTCGCGCGCAGAGACGGATGGCGTTGTAAGAAGATCGGCACCGAGTGGGTTCACGGCTGTCCGAAATGCGGAGTGTGAATCCTAAAGGCTCGCCGGCGGCTCGACGATCAGGCTCGGCAGGCTGATCGTGTGGACCCGAGTTAGGCCGCCACCACTGTTCGGATCGTAGGCCAGCGCCGTCCCGTCGCCGTTGCAGGCCAGGATGTAGGCGACGTGGCCCGAAAAGACCGCCACCCGGCCGCTGCCGCAACTCGCCTTCGGGAACCGGCCCCAGGACGACGCGGAGTAGAGCGCCGGGATCGGCCGCCCGTAGACCTTCACCGACACTCCACAACCGCAGAACAGGGTCTTCGGGCATCCATCCGGATTCGGGACAATCCGACCGTCCTCGTAGAGGGCCTCACGCCGGCCCAGAGGCGGCCGCTGGCTCGCGTCCGCCAAAACCGCCCCGGAGGTAGCCGCCGCGGCCGCCGCCCTGCGGACGAAGCCCTCCACCGCGCCGGCCAGCCGTTCGGCCAGGGTCGGGGGTTCGCGCTTCCGGGCTTCGGCCGGACTGGCGATCGAGACGGCGAGCATGGTGGCGAGGAGGGCGGCTTTCATGGCGCCAGCCTAGCAGACAGGAAAAAACCCGGCCAGAGACCGGGTTTTTAGTTTGGGGAGGGGTATCGCCTCGGGCGGAGGCAGCGCCGGCCAAAGAGAAAACCAAACTCCGGCGCCGTCCGGAGACCTATCAGGTCGCCGACCGATTCGCCATCAATAGTGCGAGCGCAATACCGGAAGCGCCCACGCCCTCGCCGTGTCCGATTCGGGAAGCGTCGGTGCGAGGCGATGGCGCATGAAGCTGATCACGCAGCTCAGAAAGAACGCGAACTCGACAAGCGCGTCGCTCCGCGCCGGCAGCATCGCGTTGAAGTAGATATGCACTGAGTTGGCGAATAGCGCGTAGACGAGAAAGACGTAAACGACCCGCTGGAAGAGGTAGAGCAACTCCATCTTCGACCGGAAGCCGGCTTGCCCGGTCACGGTCTGCATCATGTAGAGAACCATAAATGCGGAGATGAAGTTGATCAGCGACCAGAAGCTAAGAATCGCGGCGGACATCGACGGGAACATTTTTATCTCCCAATCCCGAGAATTTTCCTGTGATCCACTTCACGGCGGCGACGCAAAGCGGGGTGCCCGCCATGCCGATCATCGCCGTGATCATATTCGAGGGCTTCAAGCCGATCAATGGCGGGAGGTTCGGGCCGAAGTAGATTCCGGCAATAGTTCCGACCACAACCGTGCTGATCACCGTCCGCTGTGTCTGGTTCGGCAAAAGAAAGGCAGCAACGATGCTGCCAAGGAACGCGGCGAGGACGTCGTTGGTTCCGGCGCCGAGCGCCGCGAGAACCGCTTCCATGATAAGTTCCACTCCCTTGCCGCCGCCGGATAGCATGGCTTTCTCCCGATACCTCAGTATCACGACGAAAGTCTCTACGCACCAGTTCGAAAGTACCGATCCGAAAGTATCGTGCCATATTCATTTCACAGGACGTTCGGGTGGTTTGAGCGAGATCACCTTCACCTTGACCGCACCGCACTTGTCGCACGCATAATTCAGCGTCGCGGTTCCGTTGTCGGCCTCGATGTAGGAAAGCCGCACCGTTGCCTGTTTGCACTTCGGGCAGGTCTCCGGCGGGTTCAGCCAGAATGTGAGCGGGGACATGGCGGCATCTTCAACGCCCAAAATATCGAACGCTCAAATCGAGCATCAGCGCCACGATTGCAAAGAGGGCACTTACCCCCCAAATTTTACCTTGGATGTTGGCGTTGGCCGTCTCCAGCACATTGATGCGCCTAGCCGTCCCGTCGATTGTTATAGTCAGTTCGCGGCGAAGCGCGTCGACCGTTGCGGTGCCTTCCTTGATCGTCCACATCAGTCCGGACAGATCTGAGAGCGATTTGCGAAATTCGTTCTGCGCCTCATTGCGGAGTTGCTGCGCGCCTTCGGCCTTATCCACCGCTTTCTCAGCAGCGATCAGCGCGGCGTTGACCGCCTTCTCGGCGGCGGCGAGCGCGGCGGTGACGCCGGTCTGCTGCGCCTCATACCGTTCCCGAAGTTGAAGCGAAAGATCGCCGAACCGCTGGTTGATGTATTTCTCGAACGTCGTGAAATTCCAGCCCGTCGCCTCTGGTGGCAACGTGATCGAACCTTCCTGTGGTGCCCAATCCCGGCGATGCGTTCGAACGAAAGCGACGGCGTCCTTGAGTTCGCGGGCAGCTTCCCGCAACTCTCTGATGCTGTTGTCCTCCGGTTTATCGTCCGCCATCGACCTGCCCCATAAAAAAGCCCCGGCCAGTGAAGGCCGAGGCGCTGTTTACCACGAATCGGCCGGTTTCACATCGGCACAGCCATGCGGGCGCTGAGGATGAGCAGGAGATCGCGGGGATCGACCAAATGCGCCGGCGCAGCCAGCGGCCACCGGAAGTAATTGCAGGCCCGGAGCGCGAGCGCGATCAGGGCCGAGCAAATGGCGTGATCAAGGGTGTGTTCGTGTTCCGGCAAAATGAAGCCGAGGATTGCCTTCCAGTCGTAGGGTTCGCCAACGTGTTTATCGAGGAAGGCGTAGAAGGCGGCCGCCTGGTCATCGGTCGCCTCTAGCGTCAGGAATAACTCGTGGCTGAATTGTCCCGCGTCGTAGTCTCTCGGCCGCTTCTGCGTCCCGCCGGATAGATGGGCGCCGAGGAGAAACCCGTCAGGCGTGAGCGCCTCGACGTGCGAAGGCGTAAACGGCATCGCCGTCTTTTCAAGGGCGACGATGCCGTCTGAGGCTAGCCCGATACTGCGAACGAATCGGACAATGATCGGCATTAGCCGGTCGCCCGCTCGCGCTCCGTCGGAAGGCGTTCCCCGGCGGCGTTGAGGACCGAACTCAGCGACGCGCCTTCTGCCGTCGTCTGCCGCTGCGGGTGGCCGCGGAGCTGCGTGACGATTTTGTCTCCCACCGCGTCGCGGGCCACGAGGTTCATACCGTGCGCGCCGAGGGAGACGATGTTCCTGGCGCTGATGATCATTGAATGGACCGTCCGCGAGAGCCCGGAGAACTCCTTACTCTTCTGCCCGAGTTGGCTCCGCAGGGCTGTTATCTCCTGCTCCTGCAGGTCAATCCTGACTTGAAAATCGGCCGTGATGCGTTCGTTCTCTTCCTGCAGCGACTTGATCGTTTCGTTCTGCGACGCGATGACGACGGTCTGCTCCTCGAACTTGGCCTCCGCGTCCGCCATCTGATCGCAGATACTGTTGGCGCCCTCGCCGAACTGACTAATGAACGCCGCTGCCGCGTCGTAAATCTTGCGCCTCTGATCGGTGAACTCTGACATCGGATTTCTCCCTTTCCCTGTTGAAAAGCCGCCGCGAGGGATTCGCGACGGCTCAAGATTAGGCGACTAGGCCGAAGAGTTCCAGTCTCACAGGCCGAACTGGTAGCTCAGCCGGGTCCAGTACTGCGTGCCGAGGCTAGCGCCAGCGCCGAGCGTCAGAGGGGCACCATCCGTCGCGAAGGCGTTCCCCACGGTGAATCCCTTGACCGGAAACGCCACGCCGGCGGAGGCGTCGATCGCGCCACCGTTCGGCTTGCCGGCCGCGTTGAGCGTTGGCCAGATGAAGCCGCCGGTGATCATCGGGTAGACGCCGACAGAGGTACCCTGAGCGGCGCCAAAGGTGCCGGTTAGGCCGGCTTCCTTGATGCCGACGCCAACGTACTGGCGCGGTGCCCCGACGGGGACTGTCGGCGTGATCGGAGTAAACGTCGGGAAGTTGATGACGCCGAGAGTCGGTAGCGCCGCGTAGATTTTTTGAATCCACTCGAAGCCGATGTCGAACTCTTGGGTCGCGGACCATCGGCTCGCAACGGCTGCACTCGCCGCGCTGGTCGTTGCCGTCGATTGAACGGTCTCGGCGCCAGAAATGTCGCTCCATTCGCCAGTGGCCTGAAGTCGATACCACCCGATGGGACCATTCCCGATATAGCCGAACTCGCCACCCACGGCGCCGCCGGTTGCGGTCAGATTACCGCTGGCGAGGCTGGTCGCGAATACGTTCGTGCCACTCACGTTCGATTGAGCAACGTCGGCTTCGGTGAGAATGCCAACGTACCAGCCGGAACCGGCAGCAGCAGGAGCGGCAGGCGGTGCTTTCAACGGAAGATCGGCGGCGAAAGCGGAGGCGCTCAGAGCGACGAGCGCGGTCGTCGCCAGGAGAAACTTGCGCGTCATTGGGATGACTCCCCTGTTGTTGAAAATTTACGGGGGCATCCTACACGCCGAGTCGCGCCGAGGCTGTGTCTTCGGCACAACACCTAACAGAAATCGTCAGGCGGTCTTCGGAACTGACGCCGCCTGCGCAGTGGCCAAGATGGCCGCAAAGTGTGGGGCCAGTTCGATAATGGTTTCTAGGCCGATCTTCTGGACGATAGCAAGAACATCGGCCTTGTTGTTGGCGAGGACGGCGGTGAGTGCGGGGTTCATGAGTCAGACTGCCTTTGCTGGGGTTGCGGGGTCGGTGGAGGTCACGGTGGCGGAGCCAGGACTTGTCGCGCTCGGGGCCGTCACCGTCGCGGTCGAGGTCGAACCGCCGCCGTTCCCTGTTCCGGACTGAGTCGCGACGCCGATCAACGCCTGGTCCTTGTCCTTCGAGCCCTGAGACGAACCAAAATAAAAGGTGGCGACCATGCCGGCCATCCCAACCAGCGCGCCGACGAGGACATTGAGAACGGAGTTCGACGCGGCGTCTCCGGTTGGCGGGTGAAATATCCAAATCAGGATGACGACGATCAGCGCGTCGACGATGACGAACGCGAGAATCTTCTGCGTGTTGCTCCAGGATTCGCTGTTCTGCATCGGCTTCCCCTGTTGATTACTTCGGCATCGCGATCTTGGAGTTGATAATTTTCCAGGTGAGCGGGCCTGCCAAGCCATCAGGTTCGAGACCGTTCGCGGCCTGGAAAGCGATCAGCGCGCGCCGCGTCTGTCTTCCGAAGTTGCCGTCCACGGCGAGTTTCGGGTCGGCGCCGAGTTCATTCAAGGCGTTCTGGAGCATCTCCGCGTTCTGCAGCCCGACGGGCGCCGGCGTCGGGACCGGGACGACAACCGGGCTCGCTGTGGCGGCGGGGAAAGGAAACGGCAGCGCGAGAGACGGCCTGATCTGGACCATCCGAAGCATGATCGGGATCACCCCAAGCTGCGTGTCCATCACGGACGCATCGAAGCGGCCGTCTGAGGTGTACTTTCCAGGCTTCTGGATATTGGTCCCACCGAAGAGGTACGGCGACGGGATGCCGTGCGCGCGGTAACCCCACCCGTTGAATCCCTCCTCCTCATAGCAACCGTATTCCCATGACCAGTTTGCGGCTCCGATCTTGTCAAGGCCGTCGATCTTGTAGGCCGCGATCTGCGCCGTCGTCCAATCGTCAAATGGGCCATTGTAGGGAGTCCATTTCGACTTTTCGTGCAGCGGCCATCCCTGCGCCGGGTTGAGGTTGAAGTTTGACGACGCCTCCCGCTCGAAGGAAGCGGCGGCGACGATGATCGGGACTCCGGTTGCCTTACACCCAGCATCGTAATGTCCGGCGTCGACATACTTCAGCAACCTCTCCGCCGTCGCGTCGACGTCAGCGACTCGCGTGATCTTCATCTGCGCGAGCAGATGCGTGTATTCCGGGCTGAGAACTTGAAAAGGATGCTGCACTTTTGCCTCCCGGTCAGGGGTCAATGATCGGCGCCAGCGCCCCAAGTACGGACGGCGGGACCGCGTTCTCGTCCGGACCATCGCCGAGCTTCAAGTCGGACGCCTTGATGTGGCCGGGCTGGACCGGGCACTCCGCGTCGATAATCTTGTTCCAGTTCGCTTGAATCTGGTTGCCGCGCGCGACCTTGTCGGCATCGAAGGCCTTCGGATCGAGCGGCGGCAGTTCTGAGTTGAAGCCGTTCTGCGCGCGCTGGACCGTGTTCGCCAAGTCCTGAAGGCGCGAGATATTCAGGCCGGTGGTCAGCCGGAGCGCGCCGAGTTTGTACTGCTTGGCGTCGGGCGTGCACGTCCCGTCGAGTTGTTCGCCGACGCAGCCGAGAGCGGAGAGGCCTTTAAGAACGGTGAGGCATTGCAGGACGGTGAGTGGCTTTGGAGATTGAGCGGCGGCTGGCGTCACAATGGCGATGGCGGCAAGAGCAATGGCGATGATTCGCATGGTGGTTTTCCCTGTTGACGAACTCAAGAATAGCGCGGTCAAGCGGCTTTGGATAGCCACGGTGGCGCATTGTCGTTGGCCGGCGAACCATTCGGTTCCAGGCTGGCGGTGCTCCCGCAGACCCAGTTGATCGTGTCGCCGCCGAGCGCGGTCCCGGTGATCGTCAGTTGCGTCGTCGTGGCGCTGACAGTCAAAGAAGCAATGGCTGTTCCCGACGAGACGGCACAACGCGGGGCGGCACCCCAGGTCGCTCCGAAGTTGACGACGCACGACGTGGCGACAGTGCCAGCCACCACGGTCCCGAAGTTGTCGCCGCCGGAGATCGTCGGCGTTCCGGTGCCGCAGGCAGAAATCGTCGGCGCCGTTCCGGTTGCTAGGATATGACCACCGACAAGTTCATTACCGGCGCCGGGGTCGGTCGTGCCGGTGCCCACGATGAAGCCCGCCATGAAGCGACCGGCCTGGGCGCGGGTGGTGCTGCCGGACGGCGTGGCGTCGAACTCGATGCCGGTGCCCTGCGTCGAGGTGCCGTAGCCCGAGGCGTCGATCACGATGCCCGCGATGCGGGCCTTGCTGGAGACGTAGCCGGCGGTGGACCCGGCGTAGCCGCCCCAGGTGATGGCGCCGATGTTGTCGTTGAGCGCGAGCGCCGTGGGGCTCGCCGCGGTGCCGTCGGCGCGAAAGAAGAAGTTGCTGCCGTTCGTGGCAAACGCCAGGGCGTTGAACCCCGGCACGTTGCCGGAGTTGGCGCTGATCGACCAGAGCCCGCTCGTGTTGACCGGAAACGTGATGCCGGTCGTGGTGTTCGCGCTGAAGACGAACGCCGCCTGCGGGTTGGTCTCGGTGCCGAAGCCGATGTTGCCGCCGCTGAGAATCGTCTCGACGCCGTTCAGCCCCATCGCTCCAGTGAGCGAGTTGCCGGCCATCGCGATGTTGCCCGACATCGCCCCCCCGGTCAGCGCGAGGTCCAGTGACGCGTGCCCCGTCAGGCTGGCCGTGACTGTCCCGGCGGAGAAGTTGCCGGAGCCGTCGCGGGCGACGATGGTCGACGCCGTGTTGGTGTTGGTCGCGTCAGTCGCGAGCGTTGACGCGGCGGAGCCGTTGTAGGAGCCGGCCCCGGCCCCGTTGGTCAGGTGCGTTCCGTAGCTCAGCACCGCGAGGCTGCCGCCGAGCGAGACGCCCGAGATCGTCGAGTTGGCGAGCGCCGCGTTCGGCACCGAACTCCAAGCGCAAGCAGTGGTGCTGGTCGCAACGCAGACGGTGTTGGTGCCGATCGGTGCGGCGCCGAAGGAGACGCCGTTAACCTGGGTCGGGTTCGGCGCCACGGTCGAGACGGCGGTGACGAGGCCCTTGCCGTTGACGGTGATGCTCGGGATGGCGTTGGCGCCGCCGAAGGTGCCGACGTTGCCGTTCACTGTCGCCAGCGTTAGCGCGCCGCTCGCTGCCAGCGCGGCGTCGCCGCTCATCGCGGTGAAGACGGGATCGACCGCGCCCTGGTCGATCAACAGCCTGCCACCGGTGCCGATGGTGGCAAAGGCGACGTTACCGGCGCCCTCGCCGAGCAGAACCGCGTGCGCTGTCAATGTAGCTAAACCAGTGCCACCGTTACTAACAGGCGTTGCCGAACCGTCGTTGCCGGCGATCTTCTTGTTGGCGTCCCCACTCGTGAAGGTGACTGCCGCTCCACCCACATCGTTATTGGTGAATTCGTAATAGCTTGAGCCGGCGGGCGACACCCACGCATTGCTGACGCCGACCATCGTATTGTGACCGGCCGTAATGTGCAGCGCCGCCCCGGTATTGAAATAATCGATAGCCTGGGAACAGCTTAAAAACCGGTTAGCGGTTATCGTATATCCGGCCTGTCCAGACGGCGCAGTGCCAATTCCGATGCACGCGCCGCCCCCGCTAAATCTATTGCCGACAATGGACGCGTCCCCGGTGAAGCCGCTTGCCGGGACGTATAGGCCCAACGCCCCACCCTGTACGGAGGTCGCGATATGGCTGTTCGACAGCGTAAACCCTGACCCGGCGAGCAGCCCGATAGGTGCGATTATGGCCTGCCCGATGCTTGATCCGTCGACGGTCACAACGTTGGGGGCGGTTCCAGCATTGTTGTTCGTCATGGCGAAGTCGTATGTGCAGCCGCCGCAATTCAGATCGACCTCGCCATGCAGGATAAGTTCGGCGCAATTCCCGTCGCAATCCTCCCCGTAATAGGTCGTGTTGCCGACGAGTTGCCAGGAACAGGACCCATCCACAATCACAGTTCCGTAATTATTCAAGGGCGGCGCGGTACCGCCGCTAGTGCAACTCGCACTCACAAGCTGAATATTGTAGCCTTGCGTCGAAACGACATTCGTGTTCGAAGCGCCGTTGCCGCTGTAGGAATGCGTCGCTTGCCACGCGCTGATCGTGACTGAATTTTGGTTCGGCAGAACGACCGGCCAATTTTGATCCAGCGCGCCATGTTCCACCCGATGGCCGTTGCCAGCCTCATACATGATCGCGTTGCCGTAAGTGTAGCCGAATGAGAAGTCCGATACCCAGCTATCAAAGCCAAGGTTTTGCAGAGCATAGAGGCCGCCAAAGCCGCGCACGTAACTGATCCGACAAATACCGCATGACGTATCAAATTTGAAAGCTGGCGACGTAGCACCAAAGGTGGTGTCGTTAGGGTTACCTTGACCCCCTTTGCCCAGGTAGCTCAAATTCAAGAAGCCGGCGCCAACGATATTCGCGTAACCGATTGTAACGTCGGTACCGCAGGTCCATAGATTTGAGACGTTGATGCCGGCGCCGATGACCGTGATCGGCGTTGCCGAAATTGCGATGACCGCGTTGTTCGCGTCGGCGGTCTTTAGACAGTAATTCCCTGGCGGCACATAGATAACGCCGCCGCCAATAGCATCAAGTGCCACGCGGCAAGCCTTGAACGCCGCGCTGTCGTCTGTGCTCCCGTTGCCAACTGCCCCTTTTGCACGCGGGTCGCACACTGGACGGCCCGAACCAAAATAGTTGTCCGCGCTGTAGAAGTTCGGCTGATTGATGAGCGCCGCGGTATCGGTATTGGCCTCCGCTCGCCACGTCGTGTTTGCGAGGTCATAGGTCAACTCTAGGTCGCGGCCTGCCTGGAGCGAGAAGGATGCCCCGCCAATGATTGTCGTCCCGGCGCCGGCACTGACCGTGTCCGTCGCCGAAGCATCCACGTTCTTGATCTCAATGCGGGCGCCATTGACCATGCCCGTTGCCGAAGAAGCCGGTAGCGTGTCGGTCATCGCCGTTCCGGAATTGGAACGTCGTGTCCGCTTCCAGAGATCGACCGTGGCGTAAACTTTGCTGGTTCCGGTGATCGTCTGCGATGGCACTAAATCTTCAAGCGTTCCCGTACCGGGATTGGCAATGGAGGTCCCATTGAGAATGCTGAGAACTCCAGAGCTGACACTTAGAGGAGGCGTGACGCTGCTTATGCTATCAAGGGCAACGCCGTTAAGATAATAGCCGCCAGAGACGTTGATCGCGTTGCCTGCGCCCGGGCAGCCGCCTGGCACGGTCTGCGGCATCGTCACGCAAGATCCAGTCGGGGGATAAATCTGCGGCGCCGCATAGAGCCAAGGCGACGGCGGTGGGACCGGGCCGCTATTTTGTCCCGGACCAGGTTGTGCAACGGCGGAACCGCCGAATGCAACGACGGCAAGGAACGCAAATGCGCGCGCGATATTCAGCATTTTTCGTTCCTCAATAAGACACGCCGCTTATCTTGTGGCCCGACGTTGCCGCGTTCATCGAAGTAGGAGTCGTCTGTCCAGCGATGAGATTCCATCCCCCGCCGGGGGGGATGCGGAAGTTCGTTCCATTGACGCCGCCGGCGACGCCGGGCGCGACTGCCGCGGTGACTGGATTGACGATCAAGTCTTCCGCAGCGCCGATGCCCTGATCGTTTGCCGACGCCGGGTTCTGGAGATAGCCGCCATTCGGCGCCGGCCCGAAGACATTCACCGCGGTTCCGCCGACGGCGACCTGAGAGTTGAGCGCCGGTTGCGGCGTGACGGGAGTCGCTGCCATGTCAGCCCACCATGCGGAGCGGTTGGTCGTCGTTCGCCGGTTCTAGCGCGCCCATAATCTCCTCGACCGACATCGAACTGATGTTGCCGGTATTATTGTTGAACGCGGTCGCGCCATTAACCGACGATTTCAGGCACAGAACGTAAGTGACGGACGAGGTGGTGTTTGGGGAGTCGATGGCCGATACTGGCGCCATGCCAATCACGGCGGTGCTTCCACTGAGCACCGCATTATTCCCCACCAGATTCGAGCAACTCGTTCGGCCGATCTGAGCGTTGCTGCCGTCGTTCGCGGTCGTCTGGTAATTGGCTTCTGCATGAACAAACACAGGGTTTGCCGCCGACGTCGGCGTGATGGCTTGGTTGAAATTCGTCGCCGCCGCGTAGGACGTCGTCGACGAATACGAAGTGCTATTAGTCGAGAAAATGCGCTGGACTACGTCACCGGGCTTCTTCACGCCCGGGCCGAACAACTGAACGTAGGTCGGCCCGGTCGCCCAAGTCCCCGCCGTGGACTCGCTGATCTCGACGTAGCCGAGGATGCGGACCGCCTTGTTCGTCACCGCCGAGGCGTTGCAGTAATAAAGCTGCGCCGACGAGCCGCCTGAAGTGCCGGACTGGCTCGTCTGCAGGACGCCCTCGTTGATCGGCGCCACCGACGTTCCGCTGAGCGCGTTGAACGCGCAAAGCTGGACCGTCCCGGCATTGTTGAAGGCGAGAATCCAGAGCCGGCACATCTGGTTATTGACGCAGCCCATCGTTTGCCCAGACGCGATGGTGAAGCTGAGCGCGCCAGTGACCGGAACGATAGTCGGATCACCAAAGGCAATCGTGGAATCACGGAACGGGATCAGGACCGGACTCGTCGCGCTTGGATTGATGCACGTATTGCTGCCGGAGTTGGCCGAACACAGTGAGATCGTCAGCGCGTTAGCCGACACCGCAGCATTGAGCTGAGAATTGACTGGCATAAAACCGAGCGCCGAGTTTGCGAGATTCGCGGCCGTCACCGTGCTGCTGGTCACACTCAGAACGTCGAAATAGGTCCCGTCGTACATGATCCAAACGGGTTGCCCGACGATCAGTTCGGTGCCGGTCAGGGCGACCAGACCGCCGATGGACGGCTTGCGGAAAGAGATGGGACCGCCGGTCAGCGCACCGCCGTTACCGGATACGGCGAGCGTGGCCGCGGCCGTGTTCGTCACGCCGGGAATGTACTTGATCAGAACGCCGAGAAGATCGCTGTATTGCGTGGCGTTCGGCAAGGTGATGGTCTGCGCGTTCGCGGAGCCCGCTCCGGTCCCGGCGTAGGACGCCTGGTCGAACTGCGCCGCCGCCGGGAAGGCGAAGGCGAGGAGAAGGAAAAGACCGGCCGCAAAGGCGGCGATTCTCTTCGTCATGGTCGGAAACTCCAAATGTTGCTGTCGGCGTAGAAGCGGAACTGCGCGCACTGACCGTTGACATTGAGCGTGACCGTCGCGGCGCCGTTCGGTCCAGTCGTTCCCCCGGGAAATGTCACCGTCACCGGATAGGCGTTGAAGTTCCTGGCGAGGTCCTCGATCCAGTAGGTTTGCCCATCGGTCGAGACCGGGAGCGTGGTCGAGGAAACCGCAGGGCCGACAATCCTGTCAAGACCGACGCCTCCGCCGGCATCGGCCGTGCTCATCGCGAAGGCCCCGGAGGCCGTGACCGTCCGCGCCGGGCTGAGCGCCGCGCTCTGCTGGTAGGCCGCGAGCAATCCTGCCGTGATGAGGTTCGCCGCGAGGTCTCCCGCCAGCCACGCCTGCGCAGTCGTTCCTTCCTGCGCCCGGACGATGGTGAGCGTGTCCCCGGCCCTCGAGGTGCAATAGACGATCTCCGTCAAAAGCCCGGTCGCGGCATCGTTGAAGGTGAGGGGGAATTGCTGGCCGGCGCTAGGGTTGGGAAACAGCGCTCCCGTTCCGACCGCGAGCGAGACCGTCGTCGCGGAGTTCGATATGGGCGCGGCGAGCGTGCTCGACGCATTATTCGCCATCAAAAATATGGACACTGCCTGCCCTCCTAGACCGCAATCGTTATAGCATATTGGAATGGAGTTTGTAGCACGCCTGACTGTAGTGCTTGTTGCAGTACCGGCGCGAGCGGAAAAGGAACCGTCGGCGACGGGACGAACAAGGTTTTCAGCGCGTTCGGCGTCAGCCTATTGCAGCCGAAACGATTTGGCAGCGCGCCGCCGGTGACCGTCCGCGTTCCGACGCTGATGCGAATCGCGATGACTCCGTTGCCGTAGGTCACGCTAATTTCGTAGGTCTCATCGACGTTCGGCGCCGTTCCGTTGGGGCCGATCAGGAACCTCTTGATCCGCCGCTTCAGCCACCGGATGTCGAAGACGTTGCCGTCCCCCTTGTAAAAATTCCACGTCATTATCCGCTTGAAAACATCGTCGGAGGTCGCGACGACGTTCCGTGGGCCGATTTCCTTCCGCCGGTTGGGCTCCAGCGTGTTCGGCCCGTAGGTGTTCACTGGGCCGATGTCCCGGTTGCGCCCGGAGGAAAGCGCTGGCCGAATCATGCCGTAGACGCCGCCGGCAACCCAATCCAGAAGCGGCCCGGCGATCAGGGCGTTCGTGTAGACCGGAAGCGGCGTGTTCACGAACCAGTCGACGTAACCCTGTGCCAGGGCGTTGTAAGCCTCGACGAAAGCCTGGAGATCGTCGTCGTCCTGGTATTGCTGGTAGAGGTAGGACGGGATGACGGTCGTCACCACCGTCGGCTCGGACGGCGGGAAAGTGCCGGGTTGCGGCGTCGGCGGGAACGGGGTCGAAGATTGGAAGACCACCCCAGAGAACTTGTGCCCGGAGGTTTCCGCGTTGACGCTGACGTTCCCGGTTAGCCCCGGCGGGATCTGAAAAATGCCCCCGGCCTCGAGGCGTGTCGTCGTTCCGGTGTCGGAGAGCGCCGCAGGGCCATCGATGCTGACGAACAGCGGCTCCGCGAAGATCGTCCCCTGGTCGATGTTGCTATACGGATTCTGGATGAAGCCGCCGAGCAAAGGCCCATAGGCCGCCGTGATCGGCTGGCCGCCCACCGTGACGACGGTCGCCGCTGGCGCGTAAAGGGAGACCGGGCTCGCCATGCTAGACCTGCGTTACGGCGATGCCGGCGACCGTTGAAAACATATAGCTCTCCGGATCGCCCTGGACTAACTGTCCGGTCGGCGCCGTCGAGACCCCGTTGATCGAAACGACGAACGTCAGGACCGAGATCGTCGACGGGTCGATGACGGAAATCACCGCGGCGGCGAACGTCGTCCCAAGCTCGAGCAGGCTGATCGGGGCCCCTACCTCGATCCCATTGATGTAGGCCGCGATTGCCGTGGCGGCGAGTTGCGCGACCGCCGCCTGCGAGACGAAGTTCGGCAGCGTCGTGTTCCAGGTCACCGCGATCGTCACCGTCTGCTGCGGCGGGATGACGAAGGGGACCGTGTAAAGGTCCGGCGCGTCCCGGATGTTCGGCGTGGCATTGCGCAGGTTCGGGGAAACCACGCCGCCGCTGACGTAGAGCGGATAACCCGTCGTGTCGACGCCGATGCTGAAGGTCTTCTCCGTCAGAACCGTGATCGTGAGCGGTATCCCGTTGAGCGGCGTCATCCCGACGATGCCGGCCATCGTTATGACTTGCCCGGTCGCGAAGCCATGGTTGAGGTTCGTCGTCACCACCCCGGGGTTCGCATTGGTGATGTTCGTCACCGAAAGCGTCGATCCGACCAGCCCGGCGATGTTTACCCCCGAGGCGTAGATAGCCCCGGCAACCTGATACGGGTCGCCGCCGCCGACGATCACCTCCCAAGCCGCCCCCTGCTGGCGCACGGAGACGAGCCGCTGCTGGACGCCGGAAACCTGGAACAACTGCGTCTTGAGGAGCGATTCGGTCCCGGTCCCGATCGCTTGGCCCGCCATCAGGACGCGCGCGCGGAATTGCTCCGTCGTCTCCGCGGCGAGACCGGCGAAGCCCGGCTGCGGGTTGGAGCACGTCAGGTTGACGTCCGGCGGTTCTGCCGTGACGAGTTGCGTCACGCTTCCCGACGGGACCGCCCACGAACCGGAGACCGTCGCGATGCAGAACAGCGGCAGGCTTTGACCGTTCGAGGACGTGACCCCGCCGTCCTGGACGATGTACTGGTAGGTCCCGTCGGAAACCGTGAAACCGACCGCGATCACTTGGCCGCCGAGCGGCGCGCTGGTATTTGGGTCTATGGCGGTGAAGACGACCGAGACCGACGTGTTCGTGGGGACGCCCGGAGCCGCCCCCGGCCCGATATAGATTTGCCCGAGCTCCAAGAGCAGGAAGTCGTTCGCCGCGTAGGGTGAGATCGAGTTCAGCGTCTCGACCCGCGCCGCGTCGATCAGGGCGATGCCGCCGACCTCCGTAGTCGACACATCGCGAATCAATGATCCGGGCAAAACTGCCGTATATCCAGGATTCGTTGCGCTGACGTTTGCGATAAGTTCGGCGAGAATTGTCGCTGGCGGCGTCGGTTGGACCCCAGCCGACGTGATGACGACCGGAAACTCGAAGTCCGTGTTGCTCATGTCGGCACCTGGACGATAATTTTTGAGCCCTGATTTGTGGTCACTGCCACGTTATAGGTCGGCGTTGTCACATCGGGCACCTTGGAGATGATCAGGCTCGCGAAGTATTGCGCAAACTGCCGCTGAATCTGCGCGACGTAATAGTCAGGCTGGACCTGCTGAAGGACGGATTGCTGCGCTGGCAATCCCCAGTTGGCGTCGAACGGAGACTCGTTGAGATTCAATAGGAAGTTTTGGCAAAGCGTGGTGATCCACACGGCGTCATCAAAACCGTTAGCATCGGTGGTGACTTCCACCCACGACTTGCTTCCGTCTGGATTGACCACGCGGCCAAAAGTTCGCATTTCACGATACCATCACTTGGCCACCATCGTTCCAAAGCGTCCCCGGCGGTCCCGGGGCAACCGGCAACGTGCTTACCACGAAATTGCCGCCGACGGGGAGCGTCACCGTAGTGCCGGCGGACGAAACTCTCACGATGCTCGTCTTGTCCGCGGTTCGGATGATGCCGCCGTCCGGTCCGTAAAGCTCGATCGCGTTGGCGTCGATCACCGCCTGCCACGCCTTGTTGCCGATCGGCGTCCAGACCAGCATCGAGAGGTTGCCGCGCGGGGAAAGGTCCGCGGTTCCTCCCCCGAGGCCGGACATGCCGCCGAGATAAGCGTCGGCCGACATGACGAAGCCGGGGCACCCTGCCTGGATCGGGAGGCGGACGTACTCCGACCCAACAATCGGGACCGTCACGTTCGGTAGCGTGTAAGGCGACGTCAGCGCGAACTTGACCGTGACGATCCCCCCGGTAATCGACACCACCGTCGCCGGGAGCGATTGGCCCAAGGTTGCCAGCGCGCCGCGGACCTTGCGGTTCGCGAAGAGTTCGAGCGACCGCGCGACAGGGACTTTCTGCGAACTGCTCATGCGGCCGCCGCGACCTGATTCGGCGCCGCTTCAATGACGGTCACCCACGCATCAGCGGACGGTTGCCGGAAGTGGCCGACGTGCCGAAGGCTGACGATGCTGAAGCCGCCCTGGAAGGAAACCTGCTGGTTCACGAGCGCCGAACTAGCCTGCTGCGTGTTGATAATCTGCGTCGGCGGCAGCATGATCTGGTTCCCCACCGCGAGATCGGCGCGCATCACCGTTTTAAGTTGGATGTTCGGCGCCTCGATCCAGGTCGGTTGTCCGATGAGGTCTTGAAACGCGATCTGCGTCGTCCCCGCCACCGCGGTCCCCGACGTGCCGTCCGAGACCGAGATCGTGTTCCCGGAATAGGTGATGCTGACGCCCGCGTAGCCGGACGTCTTGACGATGTCAAAACTGGCCTGTCGGCAGTATTGCGCCAAAAGTTCGAGCGTCGGCACGACGTGAACGTCGTCGGCCTGGCGCACGAGGTTCGCGGAAATCGAGATTTGCTGCTGCACGCCCGGGAAGGCCGTCGATAAGGCCGTGGCGAGCGCGGTCGCGAGCGTCTGCCCGGCCTTCCAAAGGAGGACGATGTTCTTCGGCGTCTTCAGCGATCCCGTCCCGCCGGGCGCACTCGCGGTCGCCGTTCCGGGCTGGATGACGAAGTCGAGCGTCCGGTCGACCCCGATGTTGTTGCCGAAGCACTGGAAGATGTTCCCCTGGACGAGCAGGCCGGACTGCGCCGGGTTCGCAAGCGGAAGCCCCTTTTGCATCCCGCCATAGATCGCGATGTTCTTGCCGTTGAGGTTGTTCGCCTGCCCGATTTCTTGATTGGAAATCCCCCAAACGCGCGCGTTCGCGAAGCCTTGACTGGTCGCCGCGTCGATGACGGGAATATCTAATTCAATGTCCCAAGCCTCTGGAAGTGTTTGATTATTTACGAAACTCGTGTAGGTCGCCCCGCCCAGAAGACCGGCGAATCCGGGTGGGGAAATTACGTCTCCCGAGGCCGAAGTAATGACGATCCTGTAGTAGCGCAAATCAGCCCCGCTGGACTTCTATTCTGTCCTTCTATACCATAACTGACATCGCGGCGATCAACGCGACCCAGAACGCGGCACCACTTCCCCTGCTTCCTTGCGCCCGGTGTCGCAGCGATGTGACCCTTGAACCGCGTTCCAGGCTTGATCGGCCGGAGCGCAAGGGAGACTTAAGACCATGCCGAGCATAGAAATAACGCCACAGGAACGCGAGATTGCTCGCGGCATCTGGATCGCGCCAGGCCCGCTAACGGAAAGCGGGCGCGTTGAGGCTATCCACAATCGCATTGGTCGCCAAACCGGAACGCGCGGCTGGTTTCGACTTCACTTCGGAGTCCCTGGGGGTCAAAGCAAGCCGCGCATCGAGCGGAGCCCGGAGCAGATTCGCGCGCTCAATTCGAGCAAGGGCCCTTACCATTGGTATTCTACGGGAACGGCAACAAATCCCGGAATGAACTATCTGTCGGACCTGATCATCCGACCGGGCATCGAAAAAACATTTGCGCCGCTGTTGCTTTATCGCGGCGCCATGAACCGCGGGCGCGCTCATCGCATGTGGAATTTTATATTACTGATGATGGCGGCGGAAGCGGAGACTATGAGCGATGGTCTCAAGCTCGTAAATAACGCCGCCTTTTCGCAGCTCTGCGGGCCGCTGAGACCGCCGAGTAAGCCTCATCTTTGGAGTTTTCTGTGGCGCCTGTACGACAATCCGTCGGTCACCAAAAATATCGAGGGACTAACCGAATATGTGAAGATGGTCGGTGGCCAACATTGTTGGGAGTTGCAGCGCGTTGACCGATTTAGCGACCGCATTGACTGCGCCGAATGGCGCATATCGACTCACGAAAATGCGGGCCAAGACTATCGCGACCGTGAACGCGGTATCGCTCGCAGCAAGCAATTATTTTATCCGTTCATGGCGCACGATCCCGAAAAGCCGGACGGTGCTCGCGATCTCGTGCTGCTGGTCAATGGTGCCGTTCCTGATAGCTGGCCCGAGCACATCCGCGCGGATGTCTGTCAGGACATGATTGTGGGTCTGCTGTCCGGCGATATTGCAGTCGGCGACCTAAACGATGCTGTTGGGAGGTACATCACCAAGCATTTCAAAACGCTGCCCCTAAAATACGATGGCGCCGGGCCTCGCATATCTTTTGATCAGCCGATGCTCGGCACGGAAGATCGTCCTTGGACAGAGAGTGTCTGATGGCTACCGCCTGCTGTTTCCTGCTTGCGGCGCTTTGTTATCGCCGGCCATCGATGGCGGCGAGTTTCTTGGAACTGGCGATGGTGAGGATTCTCTATGGGCACTAGAACGTCGCGGCACGGACACGGTCGCAAGCCTCTTTATAAAGAGATCGACCGCAACACCGGAGCAAAAACATTTTTCTTTGTTGAGCCGCCGCTCAATCTTCGCGGTCGCAAAGGCGAGGGGCTTCCGTGCACTTATTGCAAACGACTCATGGAGAGGACTTCGTCGCATTCGCGCGTCGCCGCGACGCGCGATCATTATGTACCCGCGTCCGCTGGCGGCACGCAGCTAGTGCCGTGCTGCAGAGAGTGCAATAATCTGAAGGGCGACATGCTCCCCGCCCAATGGGAGCAGTTCATGGCCGATCATCCCGGATGGTGGAAGAGGCAGAAGCGCACACAGAAGCCGCAGTCGCCACGGACCCCGATGGAGTCGGCGTTGGCTGAGAGTGTTGCGCAATATCTAGCAAACCGTCCGAGGGACAACAAACCTGACTTTGCAGACCAGCCTTTCCCAATGGCTGATGTGGCAGAGCGGCAGCAATTCAATGTAGAGCATTATCAATCCGAAGATGGCGGTAAGCTTGTCGCGCCATCCGAACGCGACATTCTCATGCAGCTTTATGCAGAAAAAAAGATCACCGCGCTTCAACTCCGCGCCGGCCGGTCTTGGCAGTGGGATATGGAGGCGGCGGCGATCCAGCCAAACGTCAGCATTGATTGGTCGGAACCGCGCGGTGGTCTGCACTATCAGAAACGCGGTGATCTTACCGAACGCCAATACACATCAATGATGCGGAGGCGCGATTTTCAGAAGTCGATGGGGAACGCCGCTCTATTGATGCTTGATGCCTGTTTAGATGTAGATCGAGGACGCAGTGAATTAACGTTTATGTTCAAATGCCGCGGGCAAAACGTCGATGCTACTATGCGCCAACTTCTTGATCTTCTCAGCGCAGCCACAGGGATGACCGAACATCAGAGGCGAACATGGGTCTGGAGAATGAGTGCTGCCCGAGATGCGGGTGTTCCAAGGTCTATCGGATCAGGCGCAATCAGCGCCGATGCACATCGTGCAAATACGATTACGGAACAACGCGGGAGGTATCCCGTCGCTATCGAAAGAAAGCGCCCGGTTGGTACGATCGGATCATCGAACTTCACCGAAGCGGACTCAACGCCCACCAGATCGCACTGACAGGAATCGGAAGCTATAAGGCGATCTGGCGTTTCCTGCAGAGATTGCAAGCGGAGCAGACATTAAGGTGAGATTTCAAATTGTCTGTTTGGCGCGCGGTAAACGATCCGCGATGTGACAAAATATCCGCCTGTTAAGTCGACATCGTATGATGCCGATCCGAACGCAGTCGCCGCGCCCGGATTTGTTGCGAGCGGGAAGGTGAAACTCGTCGGACTGATGATGTAGCACTGCGCGACGCCATTGAAGCCATCGGGTACTGCACCGGTTATCGCGAGCGGAATGGACTTGCCGATTTTGAAGTTATGCGGAGTGACTGTCGTGCCGGTCACGATGCCGTTCGCCCACGATAACGCTTGAAGGTTTAGGCCGATGGCGCTTCCAGACAGCGCGCGCGCGACAATCAGATTGCCGCTCAAATCGTACAAATTCAGATAAAATCCGAAAGTCGCGTTGTTCGGCCCGCGAAAGATGTTCCAGGTGATGATGGCGTTGTACTGCTGCCCGTCGAGCGTTGGGCTGAACTGGAACGGCTGGACGGCCGACGGCGTGAAGTTGATGAAGGTGGTCAAGACGGACCTCCGATGAGCGGCACGCCGATGCCGGTCCCAGCCGTGTTTGATGCGGCGGGGATGGTTCCAACTGCCGCGATGCTTTGTGGATTTCCGGTCGGTGGTCCGAGGCCGCTCCAAGAAGGCACGCCGTTAATCGGCACGCCCGACGTGATCTGCGACATCAGATTATTTTGCGCGGCTTGCGCGGCGGCGAGCGTCAAAAGCGGCTGCTCAAAGTCGAGTTGATATGTGTTCTGCGCCTGCGCGCTGCCGCTGTTCGACGTGTCCTTCATCCCGACCATGAGGCAGTTCGTGTAAAAATAGGACGGCGTCGCGACGATGTAGGTTCCCCCAGAAGCATTGTGCTGCTTCAAGACCGCCTGCAGCGCCATGATCGTCGCGAGCTTCGTCGCGTAGCCGCCCGGACCCTTGGCCGGGCAAATCATTCTCATAGAGATCGTGAGCGGCTGCGTGATCACCGCGTTCGCTGCGACGGTCTGATTCGCCAGCGGGTATTTCGCGACCTGCTGGTCGATGAGGGACGAACCGGGAATCGGAACGAAGTGCGCGAAGAAGTCGTCGAGGTCGAGGTCTTCGCCACCAGACAGAAGGCCGTCGACGAAGTTTAGGCTCTCCGTGACGGAAATTATTGGAAGAGCGCCGCCGGGAATCAGCGTCGCGATGCCGCCGGTCAGGATGATCGGGCTGATCTCGAAGCTGAGACGGAAGGCATCGTAGCCGGCGGAGATTCCCACGGTGGCGTCCTCGGAACGGTCGCGCTATCCTTAGCACGCAACAGGGAGAATCGCACATGACCGTTCGTGAAACTATTTTTGGAATGTCGAGCGCCGCGCAGGAAGTATTCGAAAAGCTGTTCCTATTCGGCCCCACTGAGGACGGCGACATTCCCTCAAAGCAGGGCCGTGGTGAGCTTTGCCAACTTGGCTATTGTCACGCCGAGTTCGGCTGGAACTGGCTCACACGCGAAGGCATCGCGTTTGCGCTTGATCCGATGATGCTGGATCGCGCCAAAGACAAGTGGCTGAAAGAGCGGAGCGAGGCGATCCACCAGATGAGACACCCAAACGGCTAGTTTTTCAATCCGTTGATACTGACCGCCACATCGGCCCCGGCCTTGGTCTCGATGGTCACCACCGTCGGCGCGTAGCCGTCAAGCCCCTTTGCGCGGTCGACGTAGCGCGCGGTCTCCGCCGGCATCTGTGACTTGCCGGCGAGAACGGCGTCCTCCCGTCCCGGCCCGGAGTTGTAAGCGGCCAAGACCTTCTGCGTGTCGCCGTGGTACTTCTGGACCAGCGACGCGAGATACTTCCGCGCCACCGCCTCGTTCGTCGCCGGGTCCATGAGTTGCTGCGGGCTCGCGCCGTACATCGCCCCGGTCCCCGGCATGATCTGGTAGCGGCCGATTGCGCCCGCTGGGCTCACCGCTTGGTCGCCGCTCGCCTCGGACTTGCGGACGACGCCCATGAGCTGATCCATCGTCATCGTGCCGCCGCCGATCCCGAAGATGCGGCCGAGTTGCCCGAGCGCGGTTTCCGTTCCGGCCGCCCGGCGCGCGCGCATCTCCCCTGACGTTTCGAGGCCCATACCGTGAAGCCGCGCCCATTTGGCACGGTCCGCGACGTGCGCACCGCCCGTCCCGCCGCCGAACCATTGGACGAACCGCCATACCGTTGAGGCGAGTTTCGAAAGTCCCTCGACGAACGATTCGACGCTCTTCTGAAATTCCGGCGTGCCGACGTAGCCGGCGAACTTCTCGAGCCCGACGTCGACCTTCTTGATCCAATCCCCGAGCGCGGGCGACGCCATGAAGCTGTGGATTGTCTTTTCGGCCGCGTCCGACAGCCGCGTCAGACCCGGAGCGAGCGGGGCCAATCCCCGAACGAACGTGTTGAAGATCGAGTTGCCGGCGTTCTGTAACTGCGTCGTGAAGTCCTGCCAGCCCTTGAGTACGTCTCCGGGAACGTTGTTCTTCCCGACGTTCGCGTAAAACCCTGCGCGCACCTGCTGATATTCAGCCGCCGATGTCTGGTGGAGGCGGTTCAAGTCTTCGGTGGAAACGAAATTTCCCATCCTGCGGGCTTGGATGACTTGACCGTAAAGAGCCGGATTGGTGGTGTCGGCGATCCGTTTAAGGTTGTCGAGCAACGCGACGGCGGTCTGCGCGGTATCGCCGTTAATTTGAGCCTGCGTCAGCCCGGCGCCGAGGAGGCCGACCCTTTGGTTAACGTCGAACTTCGCCCCGGCGACGGCGGACAGGAACGACTCGGGATCGACCAGCCGGCCGAAGTTCGCGCCAAAGGACTGCTGCGGGCCGTAGCCGAGGCCTAGGCCGAGCGATGAGCGCCGCCCCGCCGCGACGCCATAGGCCATCCGATCGATGCCGAAGAGGCCTCCCAGCCCCAACAGACCCCCAACCACGCCGGTCACCGCCCCGATGCGGAAGATCGACTGCGCGATCGAGCCGACCGTCCCCGCGACGTTCCGGGTGATTCGGTCGATTGCCGTCCACTTCACGACCGCGGCTTCGAGCGACGCCGGGACCTTGGCCGCTTCCGCCGCGAGTTGGCGGGTGACCGTCAACTGCTTGCGCGTCGATTCTGTGGTCTTTCCGATTGCAGCATTGACCATAGACCATTGGGCCGGGGCCTTCGCGAGTGCGGCCGTGTATTGATCGTGCAGCTTTTTGAAAGCGACGAACTTCTGATCGTTCAAGTCGATGTCGATCAGCGATTTTACAGGAATTTAAGCCTCCTCGCGCAGCGCCACGACGTTTTCTATCGGGTGATATTCGCTTAGAAAACGATCAAGAGGAAGGCGCACTTTATCCGTCGTTCGCCACTCCGGCTCGGGCCAAGGAAAATCCCAGGGCATCAGAACCAAGACGCACGGCTCGCAGCCAAAATAGAGCGGGGCGGCGTTGTTCAAGATCGTCACGCGGACGGGTAAACCTTCAACCGGCGCCGGCCATTTTGTCGGCCAGTTGCGTTCGTAGCGCGCGCCGATGAATGGCAGGCGGCTTCCCACGTCACGTCCCCTTCTTCATCAGGAGAGCGAGGAGCAGCCTATCACGCCATTCCGCCGCGGTCGCGTACCGGAAGCCCTCGACCTCGCTCACAAACTCCGCGAAGCCTTCCCCGGCGGCGAAGGTCAGACTGGCAGCGACGCAGGTTTCCCGTCCACCATCGCATTCGCAGGTCCGGGCGCGCTTGGCGCAGGAGCAGGGGACTTCTCGCCAGAACTGACGGTCCCGGTCGACGTCTTCAAGGAATCCGTGAACTCCGTAGAGCTCAACGGCGACGTTCGCGCACCCCACAGACCCGCAGCCGCCGTCAGCATCTCCTTGCGCTGCGCGCGCGCGAGCGTGGCCGAACCGACAATAAAAAAAACGATGGCGTTCTCGACCTCCGCCTTGTCCTCCTCGGAGATGAAGTTTCGCTCCACCGCGATCGCCAAGGGGACCGGCGTCCATCCAGAACCGTCCGGGACGTTCACCGTCGTCAGGCGTTCGATCTCGTCGACGACGCCCTTCTTGACGCCCACCAGACCGGTGCGCGGGTCGTCGTCCCATATCTTCTGATCCCGCGAGAGCGATCGCAGCAGCTTCATCGCCACCGCTGGGCCGCCGAGGACTCCAAGGCCATTCGAGAAGATCGCGGAGAACGTCTGCGCCAGGATCATGAAATAGCGGTCGACGACTTCGGCCGGTAGCGGCGTCGAGTGAACCTGCGCGATCACTGGCCGATCCATCACTGGCTCGCCGTTTTCCATCACCGGCTTGCCGTCGGCGTCGAGCTTTGGGACTTCCTCGCCGTAAACCGGCACGACGAGGTTCAAGCGGCGATCAATGCGCAAAGGAAGACCCCTGTTGATTTAGTCGCGTAAGCCTTTAATTCCACAGGGAATTATTGACTACGTAAAATCCGCGACAAGTAATCGCGAAGATTGGCGTGGTGCCGTTGAAGAGAAGATCCCCGACACTCTGGATCGACATGTTGTGAAGGTTGAATTGCGATAGGCCGCTCGACACGTCCGGCCACACGGTGCCCGGTCCTAGCACGGAGTTTGTCTCAAACTGCGCCTTGTATGAGTCGGACAAGGATTGCGTCTTCAACAGCGCGATGACGACGGACACCGGGACGTATGGTTCCGGCGACTGAACGAGTCCGGACATCGTGCCGTGCTGCATCGACATCTCGCCTTCGAGCCGAAGGTTGATGCCCTCTTTATCGAGATAGGGAGCGGTGACGTTCAGCGCGGGAAAATTCGCCCAAACCGTGGAACCTCGAACCCTGTTGAGGAAGCCCTGCGCAATGAGGGGATTGCCGCTGCCAGCCATGTTTCAGTTCCTCATCCCGCGAAGTTGCTGACGGTCACGTTGATCTGCACGGTCTGGAACCCTCGCAGCGGCGTGTAAACGACGGAGATGCCGTTATAGCGCCCGAGCCCGTAGTCGTTCGGGTTTTCGACCACGTAGCTCGCGAAAGGATCGGCATTGACCAGCGTGTTTGTGTTGTAGGTCCCGGCGTCGAGCGCCGCTTGGAAGGAGGCCGCGTTGAGCGTCGTTCCCTTGATCGGGTAAAGCACGAGACCGTCGCCGACGCCGGTGGTCATCGTCGTCACCGCCGCCTGCTGGAGGACGTTCACGCCGGCTTGGTTGTAGTCGACCGGATTTTGCGGGTTGTTCGCGCCGTTGATGATCGCTGCGGTGACCGCCTGCGCGAGGTTTATCTGCACCCAGTCGATCGAATACCAATACTTGAACGGATTGCCGTCTTTGGTGAAACCGCCCTGGACGAGCGTGTTCGAGATGCCGCCCTGCGCGCCGGTGCCGATCACGTTGATCGCGGCGACATTGAGCGTCGTCAGAAGCGCCGCGTTGCCCTGCAGCGGGAACGGCGTCACCCCGACCACGAAGGCCTGGTTGAGCTGCGTCACCTTGTTCGTCGACGACGGGCTGTAGTTGAGCGTCACCCAGAAGACCGAGGCGAGGCTGAACTCGGTGACCGGGATGCCGCCCGACGTGTACTGGCTCGCGACGAGCGTGCCGAGCGTCGTCTCCGGTCCGGGGTTCGCGGCGACCGCGTAGACCAGCGTGCTTCCGGTCGTGCCGGGCAGCGCCAGGAAGGTCCCGTTGTAGCCCGCAGGGACGCAGCCCGAGATCGTGAAATACTGCCCCGGCAGGACGCCATGGGCCGTCGTGGTCGTCGCGGTGACGTTGCCCGCCCCGGAGCCGGCGCTGAAGGACAGTGCGGTCAGAGCGTTCGCCGCCCACGCGCCGTAGGCCGGCGCCTCGATCAGGGGCACGCAGCACTTCTGGAGCGACGTGTAGAGCCCGTAGGTGGCAAGCGTCGTCGTGACGAAGAAGTAGACCTTCGCCGTCGTGGCGTTGAAGTTGCCGAGCATCGTCAGGAACGAGGCGTTCCCGTCCCAGTAGCGGGGAACGAGGAAGGAATAGAACGTCCCGGGGTTCGCGGCGATCCAGGCCGTCAGGAAGGTCACGCCGTCGGAGGCGTTGCCGGGCCCAAGTTCAAGGACGGAGACTGCCTGCGCGGAACCCTGCGCGAAGAACGTGGTCGCCATCGCGACGAGCTCGGCGACGTCCTCCTCGGTGTACGTGCCGGGCGCGGTGTTGGCGCCGGGGTTCGACGGGACGACGTAGGCGAAGGACGACGTGCCGGTGATCTGGCAGAGGAACGTGCCGTTGTAGCCGGACGGGGCCGCGGCCGCGATGGTCAGTTCGATCGTGTCGCCGATAGCGAAGCCGTGCGGGGTCGCCGTGATCGCCGTGATCGTCCCTCCCGCATAGGTCAGCGATGAGATCGCCAGCGCGCCCTTGAGCAAAGATGCGAGCCCCGAATACTGCGTCAGCAGCGACATCGTTCCCGGGGACGTGTTCGTAGACCCCTGCGAGATGAAGGCGCCTTGCTTTTGCAGCGTCGACGGCGACGGCGCAATCTGTACGCTCACCGCTACGGAAACTATGGGATTCGACATATCGGCGGCCTTCCCTTCGAGGGCGAATCAGAAGCCGCGTTAGCGGTAGACCACCGTGAGCATCTGCCCCGCGCCGGGCTGAATCGTGATGCCGTTCTGCACCGGAATACCGAGGGCCACGGAGACACCGCCGGCAGTGTCAGGGATCGGGCAGACCGCGTTCGCCGTGGTGCAGTTCGCCGTCGACGCCGAGTCGTAGATCGTGCCGACGCCGGTCCCGGCCGTGACCACGTTGATGCTGGCGAGCATTCTGCCGGACAGCGCAATCGGCTGGTTGACGTTGAAGGCAACCTTGTTGCCATCCGTGAAATCGAAGGTTTGAATGGGGCCTTGCGGCATGGCGGCAGTTCCTCTGTGTCAGAGCGCCGCCTTGAGGGCAGCGGTATAGGGACAGAGCCTTAGAACTTCCTCGGCGACCGCTGTGTCCCCTGCGTCGGCCTCCGCGTCGCCGGCGATCATAATACGATGGCGGAAATTCCACCAGTGCGATGATCGTGCTCCCCTGATCGCCCACTCCGTGATTGTCGCGACGTCGAAAGGCCGCCCGGAATCGTCGTGCTTCTTCCACTCCGCCGAGATTTCCGCGATCGCCAGTTCGGCCGAATCAGTGACGAGATGCGTCTCCTCGAAGCGATAGTTGTCCATCAGGTTCAGGTCGATCGAGCCTGAGAACGGAAGATCGCGGTCCTTGACGATGGCGATCGGGTGAATGTGGAATCCTCTCAGGACGACGTTGTCGCCCTTCCTGAAATAGACCGTGCACGGATAGCCGGTTGTTCCGGTGCCCCAGAACATGAGCTTCGTGATCGGGTGCGCGTGCTGGTACGCCCACCAGGCCAACGCGCGGCCGGGCAGCGGTGGCGGGTAGCGATGCCAAGGCCGGAGCAGCGTCCGGGTGCCGCCGCAGACGACCGCCCGCTTGCCGCGGCGAAAGGCGCGCTCGATAGCCGCGAAGGCGCCGGTCGAAACCATGATGTCGGCGTTCAGTAAAACGACCCGGTCGCCCTCCCGGGCCGCCTCTATGGCTTCCCGGTGGCCGTCGCACAGAGTTTGGAACACCAACCCCGACGACGCCGGCAGCGGAACGAGGGTCAGCGGATAGCCCCCTAGTGCCCTAGCAACGGCCTCCGGTGCGTCCGTCATGACGACGTACCGAATATCGACCGTCCCGCCTGTCTCGCGCTGAAGCTCGGCTATGGCCGCCCTATGGCTGCGCAAAACGGGACCGAGGAAGACCTTGACGTAGTCGCCCCAGGCCGGGACGGCGATCACCATCCGCCGCTTGATGCCGTGCTGGATCATTCCCTGCACCGATTGGGCGGGGCCGCCCCAACGGAGAGCGGCCCCTTCGTTTCACTTTTCGGTTTTGATTTTGCTCGCGCTCGCCAGCGAACACATCGCATTTGCGGCATTGCAGGCCGCCTGAGAGAATCGCAAGGCGTCATCCGACTTATCGGCCTTGGCCGCCTTGGTGATCATGGCCTTCACTTCTTGGTCGCTCATCGGGTTCTATCTCCGAAAAAGGTCGGCGCTTTGATTGTCCGTCCAGCGGCGCGCCAACATTGACCGCTGAATCTCGTGATCGCTCCACATTCCGCTTTAGCGCGTGTTCATATCCCGGCGCCACAGGCCGCGGGCCGGGGCCGACGTCGAAAAGTGCGACGATGGGGATCGGCGGGACCTCCGTGACCGTGACCTTTCCGAGCGGCTCGTCGTTGACGAACGCCTTGGCAGAATGGACTGCCCCCTCGATTCGTAAGATGACGATCTCGCCCGGCGCGATTTCCTTGCTGTTGCCATTGAACCGCAGGAATCCGTTCGACATTTCGAACCCGACACCGGATGGCATCGCATAGGCCCGCGCCTCCTTGGCAAAGCCGGCGAACAGCATAAACCCATCGACCTTGTGAAAGTGAAGCCGGACCTGGAAGACCTCGGTCCCGCTCGCCGCGCGCCAGCGCAGACCCCCAAGCCCAAGGACCTCGACACCGGACAGCGCCATCGTATCCCGAACGAGTTTGGCGTCGCCGTATCTGGTTGCGGCATCGGCGTTCTTGGGGTCGTCTTCGGGAAGCCCGTAGAACTGGTCGTAAATCTTAACGAACGACCCGACCATGTCCGCCGGCGGGACGAAGACCCAGTCAGCCGCAGTGAGTCCGCGCGCCTGATAAAAAACGTTGGAAGCGGAATCAAACCACATCGCCCCGAGATAGGCGGGCGCGACGACGTTCGTCGGATCAGCAATGTCCATGACGGCAACCCCTTCGGCAAGGATACCGCGCCGGCCGGGGAAACCACAAGCTAGGCTTTGCCGATGTAGAACGAAGGGATCGCGCTGGCGATGTACTGCCGCGCGATGTCGTTTATGCGGTTCTGCAAATAGCTCACCTTGAAAGTCACGGACTTCTTCATCGCAATGGTCCCGAGCTCGGCTTGCGTCCGTTTCTCGTCCTGCACCACCGGCATGTTCATAATCCCGAACGGCTCAAAGTCGGAACTGTACTGATAGACGGCATCGACAAAATCGAGCGCCCTGAAATTCCGCGTGCCCCATAGCGTGATCTTGACCGTCTCCGCGCAAAGCTGGACATGCGTCGAGGTTGCCGGGTCAATCGTCGGCGCCGACGCCAAAGCCTCAGTGGACTCCGGCGGGATGTCGACCGTTCCGAACGGCGGCGGCTCGTTCTGCGGGGACAGGAACGACGGGAAAAGCGTGATCCCGAGCGTGTTGAAGCCATAGACCGGGTTGCGGCCGTTGAGCGCCAGCCACGCCGGGAGGCTGTTGGAGACGATCACGTTCGTCGAGTCGAAGCCCGAGAGGTCGTCGATAATCTGCGTCTCCATGTCCGGATAAACCGCAAACCCGACGTAGTGAAAAAGATCGGACTGCATGTAGAACGACGACCGGCTCGAGAACGCAAACCGCTTGCCCTCAAACTCGCCAATCCACAGCGTCCCCGGCGCAATGGCCGAAAGATCGTTCACCGGCTCTTCGGCCGTGAAGACCATCCGCTCCGCGCCGTAATACTCGCCGGCCTCCTGCCGCAGGTCCGTCGCGTAGTGCAGCGATCCTTTGGCATTGAACGTCGGCGCATCGACGACCGTTTCGGGAGACTGATTCGGCTCTACCTTGTTCACGAGGGCTGCATTTACCAGCGCCGACCGGCTGACGATTGAAGCGTTCACCCAAAATACGAATCCATCGATAGGCAACACGAGCCGGATGTACCGCGTGAACGTGATCTCCTGGACGCGCGATAAGGCTTCGACCCCGGCCGCCAGATCGGCGGCCATCGGGTTCTTCGCGGTGAGGGCCTCCTGTGCGCCGGCCATGTCAGTCCACCCACGCCGTCATCGACGCCTGTAGCAAGCCTGTCGCTATGAACGACGGTCTGCGAACGCCGGTGCGCGGATTCTTGAACCGCGGATTAAAACCTTCGAGCGCCGCCTGCGTCGGCACGCCGGGGAAGCCGATCTTTTCCATCTCGCTGTTCGCCAAGAACTGCTTCATCCGGTTCTCAATCGACGACGTTGCCGAGCCGAACGGATTGAGGTTCAGCGGCGCGCCCATGAGATAACTCTCGACCGCGCCCTGCATTGAATCGGTCACGTCGTTCGCTACGTCCTGCTCGTGGATCTGGTAGAAATTTTGAAAGATATGATATTTGGCCTCGAGTATCTCAGCCACGTCGCCAGTCGTCAGGTTTGCGTACTTTGCCCGCCATCTCGCGTGGATTTTTGCCCGCGGCTTCTTCGGGACACGCTTCGGCGCTTTCCGCTGCGGGCCAGTAGGCTGCGGCGCAATGTACGCAATGTCGATCACGCCGAGATGAAGTATGGGCATCACTACCCGCCTATTGGTAAACAACCGAAACGCATTGCCCCGAGCCCGGGACGACCGTGATGCCGGTCTGGCAGGGGAACGCGATGTTGATCGGACCGACCGTATTCGGCAGCGTCGCGATGAGACTTCCGGTCCCGTTTCCGCCTGTGGTTGGCGAGTCGTAGATGGCACCGGCGGTCGATCCGGCGACCGTGACGTTCACCGTCAGCACTCCCCCAGCCGATGCCTTTAGGACCATGGGCTGGTTGATGTTGAGCTGCGTATTGACGAGTCCGGCGTTGCCGAATGATGTCGCGGTCATAGCGGTTCCTTAACTGATGCCGAACGTCGATGGCCCGTAACTTTGCGATAGCGCAAGAAATTGCCGACCATATGGGTCCTTCAACTGCTGAAGGTTGGCAAGCGTGAACATCTTAGCAGCATCTTGCACGACCAGCGACATCGACGTTGATTCATCGGCGGTCGACTGCACGACGCCGGACACGAAAGCGTTGATCTGCCATTGCTGGCGCGTCCAAGCAAAGAACGGCAGGCCAGGATCGCCGCTGCCCTTGACGACCGGAGCATCGGGAAGGTCTTGCGCGTAGGCCAGGAGGTTTGATCCGGCGAGATTGTAAACCGCGAGGGCGTAGATCGTGTAGCCGCCGGAATTGAGCGAAACGCCGGCGGCGTCTGTCGAGGGAACCGGAACGCACTGGAGCGCCTGGTTGACGATGGCGAGCGCGACCGAAAACGCGAATGGAATAACAGGCGAGCTCGACGGTAGGACCGTCGTGCTGATCTGCATCGTGTTGACGATGAAATCCTGGAACCCCGCAAGCGTGGGCTGTGGGGCCGTCATGCGCTACTTCTTGCGGGGACGCCCGCCCTTGTTCTTCGGCGGGGCAGCGGCGCCGGCCTCAACGCGGTAGCCCTCCGCGATGGTCTTCTCCCCGGCCTCGCTCTGCTCTTGCTGCTCGAACGTCACGTCCGTCCGGTCGGCGGGCTTATCCTCGATGCCGACCTCGGCGAACTGCTGCGCCACCGTGGTCTGGACGATGTCGTTCGTCGCGACGGCGGCCTTCTGGCGCCGCTCGTGGCCGTCGGCGGTCAGAAGCTCCGCGTTCGTGTCGCGGACGCTTTCCATGACTTTCGCCGTGACCGGGTTGACCACGTTGAAGACCAAAGGAGCGATCGCGCGCTGCCGCGGAGCGTCAAGCGCGCCGACCAGCCCGTAAGGCTGAAGCTGCTTAACGATGTCCTCGATCTGGCGCATGTGCATGTCGCCGCCGATCATGACTTGCCGACCGGGCGGAATCTCTTGCTGGCGCGCGGGCTCAAAACGCCGATTGGTATCCTTCAATTCGCCGTCCGGCCCGTAGTCCAGGCGGAAGCAGACGATCTGATTCTGGCGGCTGACATTTGCGATATAGAGCTTTGCCATGACGCTTTCGTTCCCCTGTTGAATAGTGAGGCGGCCTGCGGGTGCCTAGCTACCCACCGCCTCGGAAGTCACTAGGCTCCCTCGGAGACCCTCACTGGGCCTATTGATATTGCGCGCTGAGCACGGTCAAAGCCTGCGCTCGCGCTGCCCAGCCGCTTGAGATCCTCCATTCCTGCAGGAAATCCGTAGCGCCGCCGGCCATCGGCGAGACAATCTCGCGCGGGGCCGCCATGTCGCAGTATTGCGTCAGGCAGACCTTCGAACCGGGAAGCAAGCTGGCGAAGATGTTCGTGTTCACGGGCTGGTCGCCCTTCGGCTTGTCGACCTCGGGCATACAGATGATGATCGCGTCCGTCCCGCCCGCGCCCGCGCCGATCAGCGTGTCGTCGTAGGCCCAGATAAGCGTGTCGCCGTTCGCCATCAAAATTTCCTTGACGGTCCCCGCAGTCGAGGTCGTGCCGGCGCCCGGCCGCTGATACTGGACGAGTTGGACGATGTTGTACTCGAACAAGCCGAGCGTCCGCTGCGGGCCGAGGATGGTGATCTTCTTGCCGAGACCGAGCTGATAGGTCCGCGTTTTGATGTTGAGGACCTGCTGCGCGATGAAGAACGCCATCTGGCCGTTGTCGTAGGTCACGACCGTCGAGTTGCCGAATGTGTCCGGCGGCAGATTGATCGCCGTCGCTCCGGTCGCGTTGATGAGGCCCTCGCCGTTCTGCGGGTTCATGCCGAAGAGGCAAGCGTCGCGGGCGAGCTGGTAGTTCGCCTGCCGGCCGCCGAGGCGGTAGGCCTCCGGCACCGCGAAGCCCCACCGGGAACCGGCGGCAACGTCGTGGTGATTGTACTGGTTGCGGACCTGGAGGAGGTAGGTCGGCGCCGAGATCATGGTCGCCAAGATGTCGACGCCGGGGAGTTCCTGAGAACCCGCCGTGTTCGCCGCGATCTTCGCCCGGAAGTTCATCTGCTTCATGTAGACGATGAGGTCGTCCTCGGAGAGACGAACCCGCATCTGCCCTTCGGCCAAGACGTCGATGAAGCCCGACGCTTGGCTGTACTGGATGAGAAACTCCGGCTCGATGAACGAGGGGTTCAACGTGGTGTAAGCGTGCGCCTGAATCGACATGGTCTATTTTCCTCGTTCCGTTAAACGATTGACGCCTGACGTTCTGCTGTCCTCAAATCTGGATAAGGGCTGCGGCGCCGGAATAGTTGTACGTCGCGAAGCCGGTCGTCGAGTTGTAGACGACGGTCTCGGAGTTCGACGGATTGATGTCGAGTACGTTGACCGGGAGCGCCTGGCTGGCCGAGCCGCCGACCGTGGCGTTGCCGCCGGTGATCGTCGCCGCGCCAGCCGCGACCGGACCCTGCAAAGTGACCACGGAACCAACAACGGTCAGAACCGTCCAGGTGCCGTCGAGCGTGGCAAAGGCGCCGGTGCCGGTGAGCGATGCAAGAGTGAGCGAGTCGCCGGGGCTGAAGGTGGGAGCGACCGCCATCGTCAGCGTGATCACGCCGGTGGCGGAGACGTAGGTGCCGGACGAGATCACGAGCGTACCGAGTTCGGGGATGAGAAGCTGGTTCGTGAAGTCCCACGCGACCGCCGGCTGGTAGGTCGTGCCACCGCGGAGCGACGTCAGGGACGGATCGCAGGCGACCACGATGCGCGCCAGCGAGCCGAGCGGGTAGTAGTTGACCTGCATTCCGGAGCCAGCCAGCGGGACCGGAGATTGCGGCGACGTGATCATGCCGTAGGCTTCGTCGAAGACTGAGAAGCCGGCGAGCTTTGTGGTACCGGTCAGCGCCGTAGCGCGGCCGAGGATCGGACCGAGAGAACCGCTCGGGGAACCAGGAACGCCCTGCGTTCCGGGATAGCCGCCGCCAGGGACGTTCGCGTAGACGCCGACCCCTCCCCACATCGGTAGCGTCTCGGTCGTCGCCAAGATGCCACCCCGCAAGCGATAGCGGGTCGAGGGATCGGGCATCGCCGTGCCCTGCCGATAGCCGCTGGACTGAACGTTGAAGAGACCAGCGTTGCCGCCGCTCTGCAGGTAGGGCTGGAAGGTGACGGACGCGACCATCTGGTTCTCCTGAGTTTCAGTTCTCTAGCCTTCGACCCTGTTGAAAAGCGCGATCAGTTCTTGCCGAGATTGTCGGTAAGGAACTTGCCCTCGCCGCGGAGCTGAACCGGCCCGGCAAACTGGTTCATCCAGGCAGCCGGCCGACCGACGAACTCGCGAATCGTGTGGCCGTCCGCCTTGCGCTCGATCATGCGGAGCTGGTCGCCGGCGACATTGGCCGGGTCGCGCGCCGCCTTCGCAGCGTCGGTGAGGACCTGCTTCTCGACGACGGCGAACATCGCTTCGTCGGCATAGGCGGCCGTGGCGATGTCGACGTCCTTCCAGGTCGCGCTGTGCGGCTTGAGGAGCTTGACCACCCGGCGCCGGAACTGCGCGGAGGTCTCGCCCGGCATCGCGCGCGGGCCGTTCATCCCCAGCGCCCGGCAGGCATCGTCAGCGATTGCCCAAGCGTCGGCGAGGCGGGAATGATCGTCGTCCGGGATCGGCATGATCTTCGCGTCGGTCGCCTTGACGGCGCGCTCGACGGCGGCGATCCGGTCGCCCAGACCGGCGGTATCGGCTTTCGCCTTGTCTTCCTCGTCTTTCTTGGCGGCGTCGGCCTTCTTTTTTTCTTCCTCCTCCTTGTCGGCCGCGTCCTTCTTCGCCTTGTCGGCGGCGGTCTTTTCGGCTTCTTCCTTCTTGTCCGGGAACTCGTCCTTCTTGGCCGCGTCGGCTTTCTTCTTCTCCTCGTCCATCGCGTCCATCCGGGCGTCGACCCGTTTCACGGCGTCCATGCACCCGGTGACGGCATCGAGAACGTGGGAGAGCTTTTCGTCTAAGGACTTGCCGGCGTCCGCGTCCTTGCGGGCGGCGTCGTCCTTGGCAGCGTCTTTCTTGGCGTCCATCTTGGGCTGCTCTGCGACCGCATCCTTCTTCGCGGCATCGTCCTTGGCCTCTTCCTTTTTCGCTTCGTCAGCCATCGCTGTGTCCTCTCGTGATTCGGAACGAATGCCGCTCGGGTCGCCGCCCTTGTCCCAGACGCCCAACTCGCAAATCGCGACGTGGTCGACGAGACTCGGTTTGCCTTCGATGAGAACCTTCGAACCATCCTCCATGCGCAGACTTCGATTGACCTTGAAGTCCTTGAAGTTCACGCCGGGTGAGGTGGAAAGGTTCTCCTCGTCTAAGAGCCGGTTGGTTTCATCGTCGTAGATTTTGGCGATGCCCCAGACCTCATCGCCGGCAACATACGGCAAAAAAATGGTCCCCACAATACGATTAGCGAACTCCTCGCTGTTCAGGAGCGCCTTGGCGGGGTGTTTGAAGATCACCGGGAGGCCGTTGCAGCGGGCCAGCATCCGTTCGGTCAGGTGGATGTCGGCATCGCGGTAGACAAATTCCTCGACCTTGGGCCGGAACGAACCACCCGTCCCGGTTATGCGAATCGCCCACAAAGTCACGTTTTCATAGCGTTGCGGCGAGACGAGGCGACCGTCGACCATCGCCCGCGCGACGTCGAGTTCGTCCATCGACAGACGCTCGAGCGCGATCCGGCAACCGGGATGCAGCGGTTCGGGCGGCGCCGTGATCGGCGACCAGGCGTAGCCGTCGTGCTCGTCGTTGAGCTCCGGCACGAACTCGTTCGTCACTTTTTGCAGGAACGTCGTGTAGTCCACATCGACCGGCATCGCTGGGACAATCGAAGGGGCCGTCGGCGCGCCGCCGTCAACAGGGTTGCCAAGCGGCGACGCGCCGGGACCAGCCACGCCTTGCAGCGCGGAGCCGGATCGGGTTCGGGTGTGGAGGATTCTGATGCCGTCGGGGACGTGGCCGATCTCCTCGCGGGTCTCGCGGATCGCGGTCTGCTCGGCGGTCTCGTCGCCTTCTTGGCCGCCACCGGGAAAATCCCAACACGCGGGGCAATCGGGCGCGCTCGCGGTCCGCCGGAGAAACAAAGCGTTTCCATTCATCGATACGAGCAAAATCCCGGCAGCTTTCACGAGACGACCTTGATGTTCGTCGCGTCATGCCCGACGCCGCCGATCACCCGCCGGTCGTCGCAGTGCGCTCCGAGCCGCGCGGTCATCTTGTCGATGCTGTCGCACATCGAGCAGACTGCGTCGATGACGGTATTTAGGCCGGCGGGGGTGGAATCGATCCCAGTGAACGTGCCTTTGTTCTTGCCCGCGTAGAGGACCTGCTCGCCCTTTTCCTTGCCGTACTCCTTGGTGAGCGCGGATTTGATCTCTTCGCCCTTGGCGGTCAGCGGCATGGTCCCCAACCCTCTGGAACTTAAAAGGTGGTATGATGGTTCCTACCACAAGTTCGCGGGAGCGACAAAATTATGCGTGTCCCGCTGGAGGATGCGCCATGAACGGCTCTGGGTTGCTCGGCTTCCTGATCACCATCATCGTTTTGTTTGCGGTCGGCGCTATCTTCTTCCTCACCATCGACCGAGTCGCCAAGGACCCGTTCCTCGCCAAGATCGCGAAGATCGTGGTCGGGTGCTTGATCCTGATCGCGTTCATCATCGCCATCGCTGGCGTGCTTGGCTTCGGAGGAGGCGGCGTCTCCGCGACCCCGCAGTCGATCGTTATCTTCGCGGTCGCCGTCTTGGTGCTGATCGTCGTCCTGTTCCTGATCGACCTGTTCTTGACATGGCTCGCCGCCAACATGGGACTCAGCCCGCCAATCGTTCAGGCGGTGAGTTTCGTAATTACCGTCATCGCCCTGATCGCCCTGATCTTGGTCGCCGGTGACGCGCTCATCGGAGGGGGCGCCAATCTGCCCTTTCGCGGCCTCGGGGAGCGACACAGCGCGCTGTCGGGGAATGCCGGCTGGGCCGCCGCCTGATACCGACCCGCCGCCGTCGATCATCGCGCCGGAACGTTAAGACGCCCGCGGCGCTTCCCGCCCGGTGATCGCCTCGTAGTGCATCTCGTGCGCGTCCGCGACGACCTCCGCGATCCGCGCCTCGTCCTGCTGAATCGTCCAGAATCCGTCGGCGTCCCGTGTGAAACTGCACCATCCGACGAGATCGAGACTGATCGGGACAAACATCGCCGACGGAAACTCGGCCTCCATCCGCCCCATTTTGAAGCCGGCCTTGCGCAGCCGCGCGACGAGCCTAGGCGCGACGAGCGCCTGGAGTTCTTGGTCGGTCAGACGCATTTCGCGCATTGAGCTTCTCCAACGCCCCGATGATCGCCTGCGCGGCGGGATGCAGCGGCGGCTTCCCGAACACGGTGAACTGCTGCTTGAAATTCCGCAAGTGTGCAGGATGGACCTGGCGCGTTCCGTCCATCGTCACTGCCTCGACGCTGGTCAAGGGCTTGCCGTGCGGGTGATGCTTGTCGAACGGCGAAAGCTCCGCGATCACGAACGGCCGGTCTCGGAAATAGGCGATCTCGTGGTCGTCGTAGTTCGCTAGCATCCCGTCGTCGATGGTCCCGCCGAACTTCAATTCCCGGTCCTTGACGATGAACATCGGCGTCAGGTGGAAGCAGTGCATCGAGACGTCCCGGTCATGGTCGTCGTGCTGGAAGAACATCTGCGTCGGCTGCTGCGCGGCTCCGGTTCCCCACAGCATGTCGTCGGTCAGGTGGTGCCGGTGCGACCAGCACCACCGCGCCAGGACGTCCGCGGTCACGCCTATAGGGCAGACGTTGCCGTCGATCAGCGTTCGGATGCCGACCGAAACGCCGACCTTGACGTTCCCGCGCAGCGCGGCATTGACGACCCGCATGGTCTCGATCGACACGACGGTGTCGGAGTTCAGGAGAACGAGGAGCGCGCCGGCCGGCGTTCGCTCGATTGCTTCCCGGTGCGCGCGCTCGAACGCGACCCAGTCCCCGAGATTGCCCGCCCCTATGCCTCGCTGGACCGGCCGGAAGTCTATCCGCAGGCCGGGGACCGACCTTCGAAACAGCGTGCGCTCGTCGGTGTGGACGATGAACGTTGCCCGGACATCACGATCCCAAGCCAGTAGCGACGCCCATATCGCCGGCAGCGTGTAGCGGGTCGCCATCTCGACGTAGTGGCGGCCCCACGCCGGGATCGAAATGAAGACCTCGCGCATCCTAATTCCCCAGTCAGACTTGCGCTTCGAACAGCAGCCGTTTTTGCAGCGGATGCTTATCGATGCGCGGGCGCGACGGTACTGACCAGCTTCGCCCCGGCGTTTCCGCGATCATGCGCCAGCCCGCCGCCATCAACGACGTGCCCGGCTCGCTGGCGAGGATGTAGGTTCCGACCTTCTTGAAGCCGAGGGCGAAGCAAGCCTTGGCGCTGGCCCCGTAGAGGAACGAGCAGGCGTCCTTGGTGCCGTCAGTGCAGAGCCGGGTTACTTCGGCCGTCACACCGTCGTCGCGGTGTCTGCTTACTGGGCGGCCGATAATCGCTACGCCAACGATCTTCCTGGCGCCACCATCGAGCGAATCTGCGGTTGCTGCCGCAATCGAGAAAAGATGCCCGACTACGGGCTTGTGATGCCGATGATAGGCAACCACGAAAACATTGGCTTCGCCGAGGTCGATCCGCTCCACGGTGAATTTGCGGCTCATCGGAAAACAACCCCATAGCCCATCTTCGAGCCGGGCGTGATGAACTCGCGGGCCTCGTGCGCGGCGCGCGGCGGCGTGTGAAGGCCGGATTTGAGTTCTCGCCAGAACCGCCCGACCTCGTTCGGCAAGCCGCTCGACTTCCATCCCGCCGGCGCGTCGATGTCGTGCACGGCCACGACCTTCCCGAACGCCTGATAATCGGTCCAGTCCGAGATTACGCCGCCGTAGGTATGGTCGCCGTCGATCAGGACAAGATCGAACGGCGCGTTCGCCTTCGCCGCCCACAACGCGGACGTTTCCCGCGATGATTCATAGAGCAAGGCCGTCCGCTGGCCCATGTTGCGCAGTTCGATAAGCGTCGCAGCCATGCGCCCCATCGTCTCCGCGTTCTCCGGCAGGTCAATCGACATGCCGAACGCGCCCGGCCGGAGGTTCGCCATCACCGCGAAGAACGAGTCGCCGTTGCGGCTTCCGATTTCGAGATAGCGCCGGACGTCGAGTTCGACCGCGAGATTGACGAACGTCTTTAGTTCGCCGAGGTCTTGGTGCTTGTTCGTGTCGCGGAGCCTCATTGCAGTAACTTGTAGGGGCGCCAGCGATGAACGGCCCAAATATAACCGATTGAAATGGCGATATTGAGCGGCACAAGATCAAGGTTGCCGTGAAAGGCATTGCATATCGTATAGCCAGCGGCCACCCCGACAAGGTGCCTTTCCTGCCATATCGCATCTAGTAGAGATTGCATTGGAAATTTTCCCTGTTGATTCGCCGATTTTAGACGGGCGGTAGCCCCCCGTAAATCCTCGCATAATCCCGCTTCAGGCCGTCCACCATTTTCTGCAGCCGATACCGCTCCGCCTCGGGACCGATCTTCGGGGCCACCTCTGGACCTGCCGAATCGGCGCGGGCCTGCCGGGCGGAACGGACTTCCTCGCCGCCACGGACGGAGGCGAGCGCGGCTTTGCCTTTGGCTGTCAGCATCTCGGGCGGCAAATCTCTTAATGCGTACGCGAATCGAAAATAGCACCGGCAGAAGGGTTCTTGCGCTGGCGCGGTGACCTCGTCGGCATATCCCAACTTTCCCTTTTTCACGAACCCGGCGCGCGCGGCCCAACTGTCTCGGATGAGGAAAGGCTGGCCGCCGTTCTCTCGCGAATCTCGTTCGGCATGGTCAGGCCTAAAATTGTAGCCTTGCTGTTTGTAATGACTCACCCAGAAACCTGCGATGGCTCCGCCATCGACGGCGATAATATCGTTGATTGCCGCAACGAGTTTTGCGCCCTGATCGATGGCAACTCGGCGCTCTTCCCACGTCAGCGACGCGAGCGACTTGCGGACGTTCGCCTTGACCTCTGCGCGCGATTCGCCGGACACGCCGCCCTTCGGGATCGATGTCGACCAGCCCTGAAAGCGTTGCAGCGTCTTGTCGATTGCCTGCGCACGGTTGAGCTTGATGAGATTCGCGGACGCGAGAATCCGCCGGTCCAACTCCCCCCGCAGCGCCGGCCGGAGTTTCTCCAGCGTGAACCGCTCGACGCCGGGGTTGTAGCGGAGCGCGCCGCCTTGATCGACCATCCGGCGGTAGACGGCGGCTAGGCCGTCGCGGAGTTGCTGTTCGAGTGAGGCCGCGGAGATCAGCGACCGCTCGGCCGCCATGCGGAGTTCGCGGACCCACTTCTCGACGCGCTCCGCCGAATCGTAGCCGTGCGTTACGAGATCGCTGATCGCGGCCGCGAGGACGTCCTGGAAGGTCTGCTGCTTCGGCATCAGCGTGGCGGCTCGATTCTATCAATGTAGTGGCGCGCTGCGTCCGTCATCAAATCCGGTATATGTTCGAGACAGGCGTGAACATAGTCGTCCGGTTTGACACCATATCGAACTTCGTATTCGGCGCGCTTATCGCAGCCGATTTTGCAGCAATGGGGTCGTTCGCTCACGTTTCCCTCCTTCGCGCCTTGCGCCTCACGCGCGGCTTCGGCTCCGCGTACCGCTCGATCCGGATGATCGGCAGGACGATGATTATCGCCGAGTCGGCGAGGTCGCGGTCGACCGAGTCCGCGTGGCGGCTCTTTCGGTCCGGGTCGGGGTAGCGGACGATCTTGGCGGTCATGATTTCTATACTTAACTCCTTCGCAAATGAGGCCCCAGCCTCCTGGATATTTCTATCAAGGAACCCACTGGTATGGGCCTGCCAGAACTAGGGCCTCATCCTGCGAATGCGCCGCTCGCGCGGTTGTGTTAGATCGGTTTCTCGATCAGAACACCCCTATTTTCCGGTCTTCCGGGCCGGTACGGACTCCGGCTTGTGCCGGAATTGGTAGTTTAGGTCCGGGCGGGCGGTCCGCTTTGTGGTGGTTTTGGCGCCGCACAAAACGGATTTTCGAGAGTGGTGTCTGTAGCCAGCCCAGATTCATCAAATCCCTCGATTGAAGCGAAAGCTATTACCGGAATCGTCCACGCGCCACTCGGAAATTACCTGCCGAGACGCAGCCAATTCTCTAGGCGCTGGCCATTTTATCCGAGTTCTTTGTTCTTTTTCTGCGCGTTCTTTCTCAGCCAGCCGCGCTTTATAACGCAGCCATCGCTGATCAAAACTCCGCCGGTCGCGTATCGTCGCGTCTGTCCGGGCGCTGATCGCTCGGGCCTCATTTATCAATTCTGTCATCCACGCTGCTTCAGTCATGGCAACTTCCCCACCCCAAAATCTCGATGCCATTTTTCGTGACGGATGGCCTCTTGATGGTCAATCCATAGAACCACAGCGGAAAAAATACCGCCGATAAAAAGGCCAACGATCAGAGCACTGCTCACGGCGACTTCCCCTTCGGCTTGTACATCGGCGGCTCCGCCTCGGCGAAGAGGACCGCCCAGCCCTTCGGCGTCAAAATCCAGCGGTTGCCCTCGATTCGCACGTAGCCGTCTACCGCCAGCTTGCGGATGCGATCCGCCATCTTGAGCGTGATCGCGTCGTCCCCGCTGCCGGGCGCGCTCATTCTCTGCGAACCTTTTGCAAGGATCGAGGATAGCCGATCTCAAGCGATTTGCGTTCAAATACCATGCAAGCAGCTTCCCCAATGGTGAAGCCGAGCGACTGGCAAAGCAGGTCGAGATAGACAAATGTGTCGCCGAGTTCACTGAAGAGTTTACCGCGTAATTCTTTCTCGGTTTCTTTGTTGCCGGGGATTCCGTCGCGGATACGGTTAAGTTTTTTGGCGACATTCGCCGCCTCACCAAGTTCTCCCATGATAGCCGTCATCCAATCGGATGTGCTCCAATCGGAAAGTTTGTGGTTAAAGCCTTCCGACGATTCGCAGCGTAGCCGATTAGCTTCGCTGAAATCGGCAAACATCATATTTTCGTGGATCATGGCGCCTCTCCCTGTTGAACATGGGATTTTTAGCCCATTCGAGGGCCTAAGTCTAGTTCGGCGGCGCCAGGGCTTTGATGTGGCCGTTTGGCTTTGGAAGACCAGCCGGGTTCTGGCTCATCATCGTCACAAGGTCGTCGAGTTCGGCGTCGTCGAGCTTGCGCATGACGCGGCGGCGGACGGAGCGGGCGGTAGCCGAATCGGTCGCCGCGAACGGCTTCGGCTCGTTGGGCTCCGTAGCCGGGACAGGCGGCTCGTAGTTCTTCAGCGCCTCCAGGTCGAGGATCATCGGCTCCTGGAACATTAGCTTGTTCTGGTTGATGTTGTCCTGCGCCCACCCGATCAGTGTCGCCTTGTTCTCCGGGTCGAGCATCGGGCCGAAGACCTCGACCGTCGCGATGATCGCCTTCAGCTTGACGTCATCGGTCTTGACCTTTTCCGAATCCGGCTCGGTCAGCAGGTTCGGCCACTTCGCCGTGAACGACTGCGACCACTGATAAAACGCATCCTCGTAGCGCATATCCCCGTAAGCCTCGGGGAATTTCTTCTGGATCGTCTTGTAAAAATCCTTGTTCCAAGCCCGCCGCATCGTGATCCGGTCCATGAACGAATAGACCGGGGCGACGTGGCGGCGGAACGAATCGATGAAGCCCGCGACCATCTTCGCGTCCTCGGTGCCTTCTCCAAAGCCTTCCGCGAAGGTCTCCTGCTTCAAAATGATCGCCGGCATGTCCGCCGCCGTCGCGATGTTCTCCAAAATGTTCGTCCGCGCCATGCCAAACGCCTTGTCGATGTTCTGCATGTTCAGCGTCTCGACTTCCTCGTCCTTCCCGACGGAGATCACGTTGCCGATAGTCGCGATCTTGATGAAGAACCTCTTAAGCGAAGCGGACGCCTGCATGATCTGATCGATAATTGCCCCGGCCGTCGACAGCTTGAGGATGAACACCCCAGCCTTCTTGGTCACAAGGTCATCGGTCAGCATCGTCTGGATAAAGGATTTTAGCGGGAACAGCGCACGCTGGAATACCGACCGCCCCACGAAACCGAACGCCGACGGCGTGTAGGCGATATAGACCGGCCGCTCGTTCATGATCGTAACGGTACGAGAGCGGTGATAAGGCTTGCCCGATACCGAGATCGCCGTCACTTTCATGAAATCGATCGAGTTCGGGTTCTGGTTCAGCACGAGGCTACCCGCGGTGTTCAGCGGGTCGAAGACGGAGAATGCGATTTGCAGGTCGGCGAGCTTGTCAGATTCAATTGGCTCACTTGGGTCGACGCCTTCAGCCACGACTGCCAGCGTACCAATGCCATAGGCCCGCGAGACTGACACCACGTTGTAAATTACTTCATCACAACGGTCAGCTTCCCATTGCCGTACGAACTGATCGCGGACGTGGTCCTCTGGTGAATCTGGAATAGCGATTTCGCGCGGTTGCGACTGCGCGAGCGTGATCGGGCCTTCAACTAATTTTTTCCCGAGTACGTGGAATAACCAGATGGTTTTACATATTTCATAAGATGGGAGGTCACCCGGTTCAATATCGGGGAAGGTGAGCATCTCGGAAAGAGCGTTGCCGAGCGATGAGCCGTTGACGTCGATCTGGCCGAACATTCGCTATCCTCGGGGCGGTGGCTGCTGCGGCAGGTTCCCCGCCTGCAGAATCGAGACCTTGGCGAGGCCGTCGCGGAATGAGTCCGCAAAATCGCGCCGCGCCTTGGCGACCTGGTCGACCGGATTTCCGGCCACGCTCAGCGCCAGCATCTTGCCGGTCTGCCGGGCGATGGCATTGAGGATGATGGCCGGGGAAATCCCGGTTGCGCCCGACATGATGCCGCGGACCATGACGCCGACGATGGGCCCGAGCTGCGCGTCGATCGCGGCGTTCGGGTCGACCTTCGGCGCGGCCTGGGCATCGGGGAGCGCGGGGAGGACTTGCTCCTCGGTAGCAGCGCCGTTCATTGGAGATTCGGTCACTGCGCGCTCCTCTCTGCGGCATCTGTGGGCGACTTCACGCCCATTAGATCGATAATTCTCGGTGCCGGTTCGGTGGCCCAGGCATAGAACTGCTTGGCCTTGTCGAGCGGGTCAAAAGCGATATATCCGCTCGCCCTAACTGATTCCGCCATCTTCACCGCAGCTTCGATACATCGAACGCGAATTTCCCTGTCGTCCATCGTAGTCTCTCCCTGTTGAATCAGAACGGCCGTCGGCGCCGGGCCTGGTTGACGAGGCGCCGCCCAGCGACCTCCGTCGCGTTCGGCGCCTTGCCCCAGAAGATCAGCGCCCACACGACCCACAGCGCGGCGAGGAAAGCGATGACGAAAGCCGTCGTCCACATCAGAATCCCTCTGCGTTTCCAAGCGCGATCGCCAGACCATACGCGAAACAGTCGGTCAGGTCATCTTCGCGTGTGGAATCCTTGTCCCCGACCCGAAAACCGACGACCTGGCCGAGAAGATGATTCCGCACGGTCCCCTTGTAATTTGTGACCTTGTCGTAGGCCGGGCGCGCTATCTTGCAAAGCTCCTGGTAAACGTAGCCAGAAACCGAAATACAACGCTCGTCCTTGCCCACCTTTGTCAGCGGCGATTCGATCGGGAACGCGGGCCAGCCGCGACGTCGCGCCTGCTGCAGCAGGATCATGCCCGACGATTTGTCCTCGATGAAAACGCCGAGGCTTCCGCGGTTGGCTTGGCATTTTGCCGCAAGGTCGCCGAGGATTTGAAAGACCGTCGGCAACCACGTCTCGAGCAGCGCGCCTTCGATCTGGACCAGATCCCAGTCGACGATGACTAGCCGATAGGCAGGGCCGACTTGGCCGTCCACACCGACTGGCCGGATGTGATTGCGGATTAGGGCGAAAAACACCACGCCGGTGCCATCGTTCGTCTTGCCGGTTTTCGTGGCAGAATCAATGACCGCATAGACCGCTTCGCAGCGGATCGGCATATCCATCGGCTCGCCATTCACCAACAGCTTATCCCGCGAGAAAAAGGCGGATCCTGACCAGTCGACAAATTCTGCGAGGAACTCTTGCTGATAAACCAGCGGCAGATTGTCCCTTTGCAACGCCTCCACGGCCTCTCTAGGCAGGAACGGATTTGATTGGGTCGGCGCATGAAACTGGACAAACCCGTAGGCGGCGTCATGGCACAGCGCATATAGGAAATTGGTGCTGTCGATCCCGTTTGTATTCGACATCATCAATGCCCGGCCGCCGTAGTCGAGAAGCGTCGGCTTGATCGACTTGGTCCAGATATCGATCGTGTTGGGCTTGGTGAAAGCGATCTCGTCGCCGATGACACGGTGATACTTTCGGGAGCGCCCAGCGTTCTCGTCCTCGAGCGACCAGAAATCAACGCGGCCGCCAGTAATCGTCCGGATGATGCCGTGCGTCTTGTCCGAGCTTTTCTTGATCGGGTCGAGCGCCTCGACGATCACGTTGTAGGATTCGAGAAGCCGATTCCGCTCCGGGGCGAACCAGCCGACGTAGCGGCCTTTCGCGGCGTCATCGATCGCCACCGATTCGCCGATCACGTTCTTGCCCCACCGGCGACCGCAGCGGGCCACGACGTAGGGCGCTTGGGACATGAGCCAGCGGAGCTTCGCCTGGGCGGGGTGGAACGTGGGGAGCGTCACGCGGGCGGTCTGCGCCTCGAACGGCACCATGCCGACGTCGCTCATCGGCGCCATCTCCGCTGTGCACGGCGGAGACGACACCCTTCGACCAGCATTCGCACGAAAGCCCTCATTCGTTCACGACCTTCGGCAACGCCGGCGGTTCCTCATCCTCTGCTGAAATCACGGTGAGGGCTGGCAACACGGTCCCGAGCCCGACCGGCGCCCTGAAATCGGACGGGAAGCCGCCGTCGATTTCGACCTTGGTGACGACCGATGCCCCGACGACCATCGCCGAATAGCGCGGGTGCTGGAACGGCGTAAGGACCGCCGCGGTTTCCTTCGCCATCGCTGAATAGTGCCGGAACATGGCCTCGTCATAATTTGGGTTCGAGTTCGTGCGCACCCCGTTGACCACGCTCCACTGCGCCCACGGTTGGTAAAGCGCCGTCAGCCCCATGTAGACGCTCACAAGCTGGATCAGCACGTCCTTGCCCGATACCGGCGGCTTGCCCGTTGCCTTCTCAACCTCCGCCGCGATAGCGGCCTGCGCGGCCGCCTCTTGCGCCTTCAGCCGCTCAAGTTCCTCCCGCACCTGCTTTTCCCGGGCGAGCGTGGCCTTGTTCTTCGACCCCTTCTGTTTGCCGCCAGGCCGGACGCCCTTGGGTGGGCCCGTTTTTTTGCGCGGCCGACCTGCCTTGGTCAGCTTTGGCGCAACGGGCAGGGCCTCTGTGGGCCGTCCCGGGGCCTCTGGCGGGGATTTAAGGGTCTCATCCATAGCGTCTCCGAGCATATAGGTTCGGATAGGTTTGGCGAGGGCTCCTGATTAGGAAAGCTTAAACCCTTCGGGGCTACGGTGATTCTCGTTCACTTAACGAGGATAGCCATGCGTAAACTGTGGATGATCTGGATATTGCTGGGCCCGGAGGAGTTGGTCGCCCTGTCGGCGTTCTTGGCGACGGTCGCGGTCTGGGCGGTGACGATCGGGGCGCTACTTTCCTGAGCAGAGCGGGCATAGCCATGGACGCCCCCGGCCTTTGCCGTCCCGCTCTTTCCAGCCGGCGCGCATGGCAAGGGCGTGCTCGGCGGCAAAGCCGTCGGCGTGCATGAACGTTCCGGTGATCGTACCGAAGAGGTCGCCATGGTCCCCGTCGCAGGTCAGGACGAGCGCAGTCGGGCGCGGGGGCACCATGGATTCGTCGGCGGTTATGGTGATTCCCATGCGAACGATCTTAGCGGCGGATCCCTGAAAAAGGAAAGGCGGCCCGGGGTTTATTCCGGACCGCCTCGGGGAAAAGGGACTCACGCATCACTGCGTTACGCCACTAGCCGGGCTTTTAGTGGGAACAGGGGCTGGAGGCAAGAGGCTGATCTCTTGTTAACCGGCTTTTGCTCGGCCGCGCAGAGCGAAGCGTTTGTCGAGCGCCCTTCCTTCATCGGTCCACGACTTGGCTTGCGCTTCGGTGCATTCGTGACAGTAGGCGTAGGACATAATCCCGTCGCTCATCCACAGCATGGTAAGGCTTCTCCCGGTCGTGCCCGGCTTGACGTTATGACCGCAGCAATGGCATCGGCGTGGCTTCCTGAATTGCACGATCTTGTCGCGTAGTTCGCGATCACCGACATCACCAAAATCCCCGTCAAAGGGATTGTAGTCGAGGGCGAGAGCAAGATCGCTCATTTCCGATCCCACAGCGCGTCGTCGCGTCGTTTTTCGTATTCCACATCAGGGTCTTTGCCGTGGATCGGGCACCACGGATCAAGGATCGGCTCGGGCGGATCGAGCGACGCCGAATTGACCGAGTTCATCCGGCAGGTGCAAGAATAGAGCGACATTTTGTAGCCCATGATTTTCTCCGTGCTTATTGGCCATTAACCGCCTGTTTGGATGATAGCGGCCCTATGGCCTCGGCACCATTTTTGCCAAATGCCGGGGAGGCAGTACCCATCATATCGCCTACCGTTAGGCCGAATGCGCCAATAGGAAACGCCACATTCGTTCGCATGGATTACATGGCGCTCGCCAATCGACGGATAATCCGAGCGCACGATATCACCTGGCTTGGGATCGATGCGAGGATCGCGACCGACTTTTTGGAGCGCTCGATTAACAATCTGTTCTGCTGTGCTCATGGGTTCTCCCGGCTAATCGCTTATGAACGCGGAAGTATCTTGCCGTCTTTGTGTGTGACAAAGGTGGCCTTTATGCCGATTTCAGCAAGTTGTTCAGCGGCTATTTTGTTGACGATACAACAAGCCTGCGAACATCGCTCAATCGCGCGCTCACCGCGCCAGCTATGATACAAGCCCCATGACGGCGTATGCCATCGAGCGCTGTCACAATGAACGTGCTTGATCCAGTCCGGATCGGACGCTGGCTCACACGGCGGCCACGAACGAGGATTGTCGATAAAGAGCACGTCCTTAAACATCATTGCTTCTCCCTGCTGTCTGCTCACCTGTCGGCGATAACGCCGTAGCGCATCGGAAAATAATATCCCGCAGTGTGACGCCATACAAGAAAGTAGTACCGCCGCCATGAGTGGCCTTGTCCGCAAGATCGCCGATGTTCAGAATTGTTGCCCTCAACGCCGCGATCACCTTCGCGTCTGATTCGCGGAGCTCAGTGAGGCGCGCGACCTCATGGCAGGCCGTATCGTGAAGCTGCGCAATGGTCTCGACCTTCATTGCCTCATCGGTTCTCATGGTTCTTCCTGCTGTTCAGGGATTAGACGGAAATTGTAGCAGCGCCATGAGATGCTTCCCATGTGCCCTTCTTACCGTTCCAACTTGACCGCATTGGTCCGTTCGATTTCATGACGTAGAAGCCAATCGCGACAGCAACCATGTGTTCGAATGCCTCGTCCGAGATAGCGATGCAGTTCGGCGTCTCGCAACCGCCAGCGTGAAACGTGATCTTGGCGACTGTCTCCGGCATCCCTATCGGCCCGCGTTTCGACTTGTGGCACGACACGCGGATATTATGCGGACGACCGGGCAGGCCGTAGTATTTGGTCTCGGTGATCTTGGACTGATACCGAAACTCAAAGCCGGCATCGAGTATCACCTTGCCCGCGCGCTCGCAGGCGTCGAAGATATTGACCCTCTTTTTGGCGCTCGCTTTCATGTGGTGCCTAGACATCGACGGCTTTCATTTGGGCGTTAACTCGGCGTTATTCTTCCACTCCCACATCGGTTTCGGAATAGGTATCGCATGGCTCACAATACCAGCCGCCGAATTTGTTTGGCGCCATGCCGTTCGAGTCGGCACTTACCCACTTGCAGGGCTTGCCACACACAGCACAATTGATTCCCAATATTGTCATCGTTACTCGTCCCGAGCTGCGGTGAAAAGCGATGCGGAAAGATCGGGCCATTTTTTCTCTAGCGCATCGACCCATTGTTGAAGCGACCGCGGGGCGTCGCTGGGCGAAAACGTCTGCCACAAAAAATAGACCGCTTCGGCGGCAGCCCTTGTTTCCATCGTTACATTTGGCGTTGCCATTGGAGTTGCCTGCTGTTGGGGGTTTAGCGCCTGTTCGTTATGTCGAGGCTCGCAATCATGGCGAGGGGAAATAGTTTGAACGGTCGCCACCATGTCCAGTCGGTCAAGTAGATCATTCGCTTGCGCGTGTGCCAGTTGAGCACAAAGCCTCTGTGCTGGTGTTCGGTCCCTTCATTAATCCAAAGCCAGTAGTAGGACAGCGGCCCGATCTTGAAAATGGGATGCTGCTCCGGGATTTTCCATTCGTCGGTAAGATCGTTCATGGCGTCTGCCTGCTTATGTGATGTTATTGCGCCAACATCATCTTCATCAAGTGCCCCTCGTCGAACGCCTCGTCGTCGAAAACGAGAGACTTAAAGCCGTAGCGTCTATAGATGTCTGTAGCCCATGTATTGACGAGTATCATTGTGATTTCCGGGGCGCGATTGTGAATGTCCATTAGACGAGTTTCGACGAACGCCCGCCCTAAGCCTAGACGCTGCCATGTAGGAAGAATGTGGCAGTAACTAAAAACGGCAACCTTCCATGTCAGGTAACTCCTGCACCATCCGGCAAAGCCAATTGGCGCCCCGTCATGTTCCGCAACAAAATAGGTCGGGCGCTTGGCCGCGGTAGAGAAGGCATCCAGCAAGTCACTCTCGATGTTGGTGTTGAATAGCGGAACAACTTCGTCTCCATATGACATTTGACCAACCGCGATCGCAGCCGGAACATCCCCCAATTCCATCGATCTGATCTGCCAGTCGGTCATGGCGGAAAACTACTGATTAACGGCCAAGTGCCGAACGTCCGAGCGGTGTGAGTTCACGCCAGCGGCCAGATGCCGATGGGCCGCCGTCACGAAAGAAGCCGCGTTCGGTAAGGCTGTTGATAATGATGTTGTGCGGTTCGTTTTCGAGTGCAGTCACAAAATTTCTACCGTGGTTGCGTTCTGCGTATCTCAACTCCGAAAGTTCGGCATCCGTCATTTTAATCTCCCTGCTACTGATATGTCGCTAGACGTATTCGAATTCGATCCGCGTCACTATGCTGTCCGACCTGCAGCCCTTATGTGATGCGCAGAAACCGTCGATGAAACTGGCTGGCGTACCCATCGGATGAGAAAAATCGAAACCTTCGCGAGCGCACTCCTGCAAGCCGTAGACCGGATCGGCCTCCATGCGGTCGAGAAATTCCCGGCGCGCGTCCTTCACTCGGATCGTCGCCAATGTCTCGACCCTCTCACCCTTCTTGAGGCCCTGGCACTTGACGACAGCCGTGAGGACTTCGCCCTGCCTAAGGTTTTTCCAGCCCATGCGCCGAGTCACTGTCTTGGTGCGCTTGCGGACCTGCTCGGTCGTCATGGCGAAAGAGATATTCCGCGGCATTTTCAATCTCCCTGCTTTGGACGGGTATGTGTCTGTTTTTCTCAGCGCGGGCCACCAAGGGCATCCACAATGGCATCACGCTCATCGCGATATTTGCTGTCCTTATGCTTTGCTCGGTCACAGTGCCCGATGGTTCTCATAAGCGCGTCGCGCAATAGCGTGATGGTCTTTGCCGCCCGTCCTGGGTTGTTGCGACACCATTCCGGCACTACCTTGAGACTGATTTCCGGCAGTGGCTTTTTGGCAACCACGAGTGCCTTGATGTCAGCGACCATCGAAACCAATAGCCTGAGTTGAGCGGCGTTGGCTTTATCTCGCTTGCTGAGCGCCATTTTATTTGGTCTCCATGCTGTTCGGCGGTTAACCGCCGCCTTCACACCGCTTCGCGGTCCAGTCGTGCGCTCGTTGTGCCCACCGCGGTTCCCACGGTAGCGCAAGCCACGGGTGGATTAGAGCGTTGTGCACGAACTTCCAGAAGTGCCATTTCAAATCTCGCTGCATCGGCGGTTAGTGCCTGTTTTCAGCAATCATGTCGGGCTGACGTGACGCCAGATCAATTCGCTCGCAGGCAAGATCAAACCAGCGGCGGTCTTTCTCGATGCCGATAAACCTTCGGCCGGTGCGGGCGCAGGCAACGCCCGTCGTGCCAGAACCCATGAACGGATCAAGGACGGTCTTACCCGCGGTTGCTTCGAGCACGCGCGCCGGAAGATCGATCGGGAACGGCGCCGGATGCTCGTTCTTTTCCGGGCGCATGGGCCACACGTCGCCGAGGCCTGAAACGCCCTTCGACTTGAGGCGGAATGCAGGCTTTGCCAGCAATAAAATCCATTCATGCGTGGGTACGAACGAGGCTGGGCTGTAGTTCATTCCTCCCGGCCGCGACCACACTATGATCTGGCGCAACTCCGCCGGCGGCAGGATCAGCTCTAAAGGGGTCCACAGTTTCGTGCCTATCACGCGAGGCTTGTGGTTGAAAAACAGCGCGCCGTTATCGGCAAGCGCATCCCAGATCAGAGACACGATGGATTGCTGCCATGCGACGTATTCCGCCCATGGGATTGTGTCGTCATGCTCGCCGTAGGCGACGCCGTCGCTGCTGGCGCCCGATTTCCATTTTGCTCGTCCCCCTGCGCCGGCCGCATTGCCGGGCTTCCAGTGCCCCAGGTGAGCCCAAGGCGCGCTGCCGAGATTGTAGGGCGGGCTAGTGACGGCGATGTCTATACCGTCGAGCGTCGGCAATATCTCGCCGCAGTCTCCGAGATAGAGTGTCGCGGCGCCTATGGTCTCGATTCTGGGCATTAACGTCCTGACTGTGCCTGTTTTCAATACGTGCCGCCAAGATCATCGCGGTCGAATTGCGCGTCTGCCGGCAACAGAACCTCGTGGCCGTCGATGATGTGTCGGACCATCAGGGGGCCTGCCTGCCGACCATTGTTGCGTGGGTCAAGGTGGCACTCGCACGCGACGGTGCAGTTGTCATTGTTAAGCCAACCGTCAATCTTGCAGCGCATAAGCGTTAACCCCGTGATTTTACGGGCTGCAAATATTTTGAACGCCTGCGAGTCGACCATCCTTTGCCGATAATCGAAACCTTGGAGCCGCCGCGCGACCGTTTTTGTTCTAAGAAACGAACGCCTATACCCCCAAATCCATCCACGTCGCGGCAGACTTCATGCCAGCCGAGGATTGGCATTGCCGCGTATTCTTCGCGGGTCATAACTTTGTGGGGTTTCTTTTCCATGCTAGCGTCCTTACTGTGCCTAAATCTCATGCCTTGCCGCCCGGACGACGGCGCTTACAACCTCGCGCAGAAGGCGCGGGAGCAGGTCAACCTCAATCCATGCGCGGTTTCCTTTGCCAACCGCGCCGCCGTTGAGCTTCCACAATTCACGAAGGCGGCCATCGGAAACGGCTTCGGCCTCTGTGGCTAGACCTATTTGCTCGCGCAAAATCTCCCATGCTACAGCCGGATTGCTGCGAATGTAGCGCACCGCCTCATCGAGCGTCGGAATGTAATTGGGTGGTCGGATGTCGGTCATGTGCCTGTTAACCCCGTGTTAGCCTGCTCTTGCCATTGCGAGCGGCGCAACCATCGAAAGCAACAAGTCGCGAAACTCGATTGGCGTCGCGGCAGTTTCGTTGGCCTTTAAACGCGGGCCGGCATATCGCTCGGTATCGCCATGGTGCCAGCCGCCATCTAGACGCGCCTTCGGTCCACACGATCCCCAGCGCAGCGACGGCAATTCGATGCCATTTGCATAAAGCCATGTTGCCTTGCGAGCTCGATGCCCGTAGTGCCCCTGTTCAACGCAGCAGGTCCATCCGCCGCAGAAGTCGGCAACAACCCAGCCGCCCTTACGAGGTGGTTTATTCAGGCCAAAATGGCTCCAAGCATGGCTTGCTTCGGGATGCTCTAGGATGCCGCCCCAGCGACGCACAGACGCGAGCGCTGCGCCAAAGCAGCCGCCGTCGCTTCCCTTGATGCGCTTGACCTTGGCGCTAGGGCCGCCGCCCCAATAGCGTCCCCAGCGCTCGCACGGGGGATGCGCAACTACGCGATGCGGGCCGGCGTAGTGCCGCGCGTCTCTCTGCTCGTCCCACGGGTCCACGTTCGGCAAGCCGAAGTAGCATCCGTTGGTTTCGACAAAGAGCGCGGCGATCATTTCATCCTCGTGAAGTTGGCGAGTAACGACGCAGCAGTCGGTAAAAGTTGGCGGCTAACGAACGGTCGAGAAGGTCACTTCCAACAAGACCGCCGTCGTCCTCGGTATCCTCACTGGCCTGCCGCCGTGACCTGATGCTACCGTCCGAGGCTCGGGCTGCACATAGTCCCGCTTCTGTGCAACATGCTTGGTTTATTTGAGGGCCAACTGGCCAGTCGGGCAAGCAAAGCTCGTACATATCACGCCACCTTCTCGCTGCTCTTTTCCATCCGCATCCGCTGCACGGTATGGGTGTTCTCCCGGCTGGCGCGGTATGAACTATCTGAGACGCAGGCCGCGCTCGGGATCGAACCGGGACACCTCTGCTGTTGGCCTTTGCGGAAGTTGCCGCCCTTGTCGGCTCCGCTCCTTTTGGTTGGCCTAGTGGACCTGCGCCCCAGATAGTTCATGTTCCAATCCATTTAGGGTCCTACTTTCTCAGCTTCGTTGTCGTCATCCCATTGGCATACTTTCATTTCTGCCTTGTGAGGTTCGACACCTAACCCTTGAAGCCGCTCGATTGCGTCGATGTAACTCAGACCGCCAGATTTGAAGTCTCTCTCAACCGCATCTTCGCTGTCCATGGCGGTGATCCTTCACGATTGCCCGATGTGTTGCTTGTACCTAGTCATAAACGCCTCATGGTCTGCGGCTGTCCTAAACTTCATCCCGTCCAGCCATTGCCAAGCGCGATAGGCGAGGACTTGCAGTCCGCCAGGCCAATCAGTGCAGGCGGCATCGGCCCATTTCTTGAATGCCGTGGCGTCGGTTGGGATTTTGTCGGCGGGGAGGTTCATGGCATCACCCGCCGCGTGCAGTATTCGAGCTTGGCGAAGTTCGACACCGGGTCGGTGCGGTAGGATTCCATCAAAGCGGAGAGGTTCATTGTACGGACTCAATATCTTTCGTTGTGACTTTGCCGGCGAGCATGAGGCGAAGCAGGATGGCAACCGACTTAGGAACCGCCCGTTCGCCCGATGCCCACCGGCGCGGGGTGCGCTCGCTTTCCGCGCCGAACAGCCGACCCGCCCCAAGCTGACTGAGTTTGAGGCGGTCGAGTGCGGAACGAAATTGAGCAGGGGACATTTAGGTGGCCCTTTCCTTCGTCAGAACGGCAATGACTTCCTCCCACGAATCGCCTTCGGCCATGATGCGGAAGAAAATGCTTGTCGAGACGCCGACCGTAATTTTGTAGTGGCGAGTTACAGACCCGAGCTTATCCACGCGCTCGGTTGCCGCTCTGTGCTGGGCGTGAAGATTTTGGTACTCCGCGTCTGCCGCTAGGATTGCTCGATGTCGTTCGTCGCGCTTTTCCTTTAGAGCATCCCGTTCCGCGCAAGCCGGTTTGAGTGCTTCTTTCGCTGCGGCGCGCTCTTCTTGTGTGGGTGCCTTGTCATTGATGCGATAGCCAAAGTTTTTACCAAGGAGTTTGCCGAGCCTCTTAATTGCTGTTGACCGTTCCATCTGTCTCTCCATCAGCGGGCAGGATTGCCCTTCCGATTTATGGAGTATTGCATATTCGGGCCTAGGTGTCAAGTGGGCCTAGGTCCATGCTAAACCTCAGTATGTCGCCGATTGTCAGGCGGCCTTTTCCATTTCAAGACGGTCGGCGTAGGTGCCCCACTTGCCTAGGATCAGGCGCATTAGATCGCGGCCTGACAACTCCCAGCCCTTGCAGAATTTTGGGCGCACTACCGGCACCCATTCCGGCTTGCGAAATTCTAGAAGCCCGACGCCTTCCGGCAATTCGTTTGGGCGTATCATCTGTTCCGGAGCGGCAAACCAGATGCGACAAGAAAAGCGCCGGTAGCGTTTCCACTTTTCAGATCGCACATCGGAGAGAAAATCAGCACGCGAGACCTTGACCTCGCATGTCCATGGCCGGGTGTGCTGAGGATCGAGCGCCGGCACGATAGAAAACACGTCAGGGCGACAGCTATAGGCATCCGCGCCGTCACCGCAGTTGAACGTGATGTTCTCCCAAGTGAGCCGTCGTCGCGGGCCTGCGGTTTTGAGATAGTCCGCAAGGCTAGTAGCGAAGGCATTGTGGTCCAGCGCGTCCATTTAAAAAATCCCATGCTATGCAGAAGTTAGCCGTCAACCTCACGTCGAAGCATCAGATGCTGGTAGCAAAGTCCGGCAGATTTCACCGCTCTGAGGCATTGCCGAAACGGTCTGCCGTCGTAGTAGGTCATTGCCGAACATCTGCCGCCGCTTCGATCTTGAAGTCCGTCCAAATAAGGGCCAAGAACCTGATCGTAGTATTTGTCAACGGACAGTCCTCTAGAAATCCGATCCTCCCGGATCGCACGGGCCATTTCTCTGAGTTGCAGGGTGGCGGGCGTCATGCTATGTTCTCACCACATACGGCCCCGGACGACGGGTGTCCGCTTCCTACGGGACGCTGTAGGAGTTACCTGGGACGCCGGCCTCGTGGCCGGCGATCTCTTTTCTGGCGGGGATGGCTGGGTTACGGAGCCAGCGACTACGAATGACGGCTGGCGCGAGGCGTCGCGCACGTTCCTGGTCCGCCTGTCATTTTTCACCAGTCCGGGACTCATCCCCAAATCCTCAATTCGTTGATGTGCGAGGGGAAGCACAGCCGTATTGGCCTTCGCATTCGCCGTCGCAGTCGCTCATGTCAAACTCGGCTTTTAGCCGCGCGAGTGTTTCATCCGAATCCCAGGTCACCATGACATAGGGCGGATAAGGTTCGGGACCGCCTTCACCAATCGTGCCCTGGCAGCTTGAATGTGTGCGGACGCCTGGGATGGTGTTGAGATAGCGCACCATGTCGGCGATGCCTTCATCAACCTCGGCCCACACTTGGATCGGCACAGTTTTGTGGATCACATTTCCCATTTTATGTTCCGAAAAGTTGGACGCTAATCTGTCATAAGTCGGCGTTTTACGCGACGCGCCAGCAACGATAACCATCATCGACTTTGAGCAACGAGAATCGTGTTGTTTTGCCCTTTTGAAATCGGGCAATGAGCTGTCTTGCGTAGGCTTGCGAGACACCCTTGGGCAGTAGGAACGAATCGCCAATCTCCATCTGTCCAAATGGTAGTTCGTAGCCAAAATTCGGCCGTGGAATGTTCTTATCGATGGTGATCTTCATTACTCACTCTCCACGGCGTCGATGCGGCACTCGGCCCACCACCTGAGAATATCGGCCATAGTGTCTCGGTCGGTGCAGTCTGGTTTCTCGCCATCTTCTTCTCGCTGCCTGATGGTGCCGCAGAGAGATTCGGCGAGGTCCATCATTTCGAGATACGAGAGACGGTGCAGCGCGCGTGCCACATCTATCGCCTCAGTTGCCTGTATCGTCATGCTCTTTTCCTTTCTGCTAATTCCGTATCACTCGGCGTCTTCATCTGTAAAAACGCCGCGCCGTCCTTGGTCGCCGGCTATTGCGTTGGTCATCAAAGGGCGCGGTCCTGGATTGCGCTCTACGACCAGGCGGCTCCTACCGGGGCGCCGCGGAATAATCGCGAAGCCTGCGGACGCCAGCGCGCCAATCACCGCCTGAGCGGCTTCCTTGGCGCGGTGAGGCTGATGCAGGTTTGTTCGGATTGCATCGGCGATGACTTGTGCTGGCTCTTTCATTGGTCAGCACCCGGAGTATGGCGGCAGGTAAGGCGCGAGACCGCAGGCGATGTTGTTCATGCCGATCACCTTGCCGGCGTCGTATTCCAGATGAAAGAACGGCGGCGTTGCGTCTCCTAGGTGCCGCTGGCATAGCCCTGTCACAAGGTCAGGATCGTCGAAAGGCTTCCGGTCCTGACAGAGACTTCCCGCTTGAGGCAGGTAAGGTCCTAGCCGCGCGAGCGGCTGTTCGTTGAGGTAATCGGCGAGCGTGTCCGGCGTCCCGCACCAATATGGTGTCCAGTATTGATTGGCTTTCACGGTGTCCTCCTACCTCTAAGTTGGCGACATACTTGTTGTTACTTTTCTCTGCGACGCTTCATCGAAAGGCTTGCCGCCTGTGCTCGCCGTAAACGCTGCCGAGCGCTCCCCACATTCGGCTTCGGCGCCCGGCCGCGTTTTGGGCCGCCATTCGCCTTTGATCGGCCAGGGTGCCAATCGGTTTGGGCCGCAATTTTTTCGAGTTCGTCTAAGTCATCCATCTGACGGTTAACCTGTCGATTGTCGCTGCCTTCCCATTCCGTACCGATTCCCACTATAGGGCTAAAAATCACGCCGCGCTAGTCCCCCGTCCCGCTGGACGGCCGCCCCGAAACGAGCCTAATGTGCCCTGGGGATAAGTATAGGAAAAGGGAAAAGCCATGGCACTTCAGCGCAAGCGGCTCCGCTACAACAAGGAAGATTACGTTTCCGCGGGGATGCGGGATTTGCTGATGGAGCATGTTGACGGGCGCTTCGTCCCGATCATCCAGTCGGTTTCCATCGTCGATCCGTTCGAACGCGATCGCGCCTGCCAAATTCAAAAAAGCCTAACCGCACTGGTCAACCGCGGATTCATTCGACCGGCGAAGCCGAGCGGGAGGCCGACCAAGGTCTTCCGGCCGACGCACACCGTCATCACCGAGGCGGGGAGGGTCGCGCTGCGGCGCGTCCTGGCGGATTATGCGAATACCTTGGTGCGGGCGGGATGGCGGGTCGAGGAGATTCAATATAACGCCAGCCTAGTGCGCCAGGAAGATGATGCGCTTCTGCGTCTGCCAGCATAAAGCACACGTCGCGCAACATTCGGTTTTTCCTGTCTGTACCGGACAGACCGTGCCGCCATTTATTTGGCCGCTGGCGTTGGCCTCGTAGATCGTGGCAGTCGTGCGTTCGGCCACGACGCCGTTCGACGTGCGAACCGCAAAACGATCCCAGCGGGCTTCCGCGAGTGCGGCGACGGTGCGACCGATCGCAGTATCCGGCTGCCAAGCCGTGTAGCCGTAGACGTGCAAGCCGGAAAATTCATCGAGCCATCGCGCCCATTGCTCGACGTAGGCGACTGAATAAAAGTCGCCAAGGACATGAAGCCGGATAACGAAATTCGGGACGTTTCTCGATAAATCCGATAGGTTCCTACCGATTGTCGGTATCAGGTCCGCGTCATTCATCCATCGAGTAGGCCAGTTCATCTTGTTACCGTAGCAATCGAGCCAATGCGCGCATGAGCGCGGACAGGTGGCGCGTTCCTCCAGGGTCAAGGTAAAGACCGGGTAGCCCTTCCATCTACCCTTTTGGATGACGGCGCCGATCTTGCGATTGTTATGGCCGCTGGTTAGGAGCGTTTTGCCCTTGGGGAAGCCTAGGCGCCCTTCGCGATAAAGGCTTGTGCCAAGCCGCGCGGCGATATGCGACGGGGCCAGTGAGTAAGGCGCGCCGGCGTCGCCATGATCTGCAAATCGACGCAAAGGTTTCATGCCGCTGCGGCCTCTTTGCGCGCGGCGATCATGCCGCGCAGCTCTTGCTTACTCTCCGCCGGCATCGAATAGCCGCGTCCCCAATGCGTTTCGATTTTCAACCCGTGCGATTCAATCTTCGCTCTGATTTTGCACACGAATACGTCGACAATTTTTAATTCTGGCGCAACATCGGGGCGGTCGGAATAGAGCGCCATCGAAATGGCCTCTTTGGTCATAACGTCTCGCGACAGCAGGGCTGACACGACGCGCTCCTCGCTTGCGGTCAACCTCAATTCCGGCGGCAGACTTTCCTTCCCGTTTAACATCTCCTCCAAAATCCGGACGCGCTCGCGCAATTCCTCGTTTTCTTCCTCCACCAGAGACCGACGCAATGCCGGATCATGCTTGAAGCGTCCAAAGTTTTCCCAGGACTCGTTGATCGCCTCCACCATGTAGTGAATGTGCTCGCCAAGGAGAGCAGAGGCGGACACGGCATCGGCGTCGCCATATTTTTGAACCCATTGGGTAAGCTCGCCGAGCGCCCCGTCTATGGGCATAGCCTCTTTGCCAGCCAAATCCGCGCGGAACTCGGCAATCTGGTTGAAGATCGGCACCAAAAACGATTTGGCATTCTGGAAGGTGGAAAGGTGAGCATATTTGACGCGCCACGCATCAACCTCCCGCAGCGCGGCCAAGATTTCATCGTTCGGCGACCGCACGATTTCGACGGATCGCTCGTCTTCATCCCATCCGGCCGCGTCGCCTTCGTACTGCTTGGTGACAACCCGATAAGCGCGCGTCGCATATTCCTTGCCGGCGCTGACAAAGCGCACGCGGACAGCGTTTATCATGTAGTTGGCTTGGCCGACTCGATATTGGTGAGCAGCCTTTTTGTCGTCCCACTCGAAATAGCTGCGCAGTGGGCTATTTGCGGAATGCGCGGCCTGCACGACCGCCTCTGCGGTCACGCTACCATCGGTGGCAATCTCTTGGAGAACCGGGCCGATAACCCGCGCATCGTCGTTGGTGAACGACGTTCCAGCCAGCGCAAAATACTCTTTGATCGATATAGACATTTCATCTCGATTGTCGTGACGACATTTCTACGCGCGTCTCTGCAACGCAAATCGGCTCTTTTGATAAAGGGCCAAACAAAAACATTTCTTCTCGGTTGTTCGGTTGTCCATTGTCGTCACAGCTAAGCTTTTCTTATCAAATGCCCAAATTGTTTAAACTTTTCATTTGTCGTCACGGGTTTTCTCCGCGCCTCGCCTCGTGTCGGCTCCATTCAGATGGCAAAGGAATTAAACTTTTCATTTCAGCGGTTCTCACGTCGATGCTTTGCGTGTCAAGGCTAGGCTACGCAAATTTGCTCTCAGCTTTTCTTATAGCAAATGGACAAAGCATTTCGCGTGTTCTCGATTCTCGTCGCGTCCTTAGTTTGCTAATCTCCTCTATTGGCAAATGGATTAAACTTTTCTCTTGTTGTGTAGTGTTGTCGAGTCCGCTCCGATCTATGCGCCTGTTTTCTTTTCGCTACAGATGCTCGTTGACTGTCTTAAGGTCTGTTCAACGCATAGCAAATCGAGTCTGCTCTTGTGTTTTATCCCGCCTTGGCCCGTCCTTTCGTCTGGACTTCGGCGGAATCCTTCAAAACGAACTGGCCGAACACGCCGTTAAGTTCGGGGCGCCATGCGCCGAATCCTACCGCAAAACCGGCAATCTGGAAAAGGTTGAGGATTTGCGCGGGGCCGATGATGCCTGCGTTATACACAACCGGAATTTCCATTTCCCACGGCCAGAACGACGGCCGATAGGCGATGCTGGTCACGCCGCCCTGCAGGCGCACGGTGTCCGTCCGCATGGTCGGGGGTGGCGATTTGATTTCGATGAGGCTGCCGAGAATGTTGATCGCGCCGCGCAGATGCGTCATCTTTTCGTCGGCGAACCGCCCACCGGCAACGACAAGACACTTTTTGATGCCGATGGACGGATAGCCGAACGTGCCATCAAGATCGCTTTTACCTGCTTTTATGACATGCAGTTTTTCGACAAACTCCGCGTGGGGGTCGCGCGCCTCCTTCACGCCCTTGGCCTTTTTCTGTTGTTTGTTTTCGATGGACGTAATGGCGTTTTCGCCGAACCGATTCGTGAGCAGCGGCGACGTGCCAACGACCTTGACGGTGATCCGGTCTAGTTTGATTTCAGGAATCTCGATGGTGCGCTCAGCCATTTGGTTGCCCTTTTTTCCTATATGTGGTGCGCCGCTCCGCTTCCAGCCCAAACGCTTGTAAAATCGCAGGGCCAGGCTCGCGGTTTCCGCTTAAAACGTCATTGACGTAAACAACGGAAACCGAATGCTCACGCGCCCATGCGCGTTGGCTCCCGGCTCTTTCACAAGCCCGTTGCAACATTCTCCGCACGTCTGCTGCGGTCATAAATTTTATGTAAGCGTTTTAAGCGAACGCCGTCAAGACCCAGAAAAACTATTTTCCTGAATATTGTTTCCCGCATGGCCGCGCTCCGGACTTCGGCTCGTCCGGATCGTCGTACCACCGAACGGCGTGAAGTTCGAACGGCTCACGAAGGAACGGACCGGAAAGCGTGACGTCGACATATCCCGGAGGACCGACGCGGACGACTGTCGCATCCCAAGGCTCGCCCGCCATGCTTTTGTAGATCACGGATTCATTGATCGCGACCATGGCGCTTCGCTCCCATTTCCTCGAGTTGGCGAAATACCGATACCAGCGCGCCGACGATCGGCCCTTCCATCACGTCGCGGATGTCGTCGGAACGCTCGATAATCGGCCGCTCCGGCACCCATGTTTTCTTGTTCTCATCCCACGCGCTCATGGCGGCGTCTCCTCGCGGATCAACAGATCATACCGGCCCGAATACCTGTCAAACTTTAACCGCACCTGACCGCGTTCGCCGCTTTCCTCGAATCGAACCTTTGCGACGCGGATCACGCTTTCGGCGATGTTTGAATCCGGCCAGTCGACGACGATTCCATGATCACACTTGTTGAACCAGTGTGCCGAACCTTCGATGTCATAAAGCGTCGGCGGCCGGCTTTTTCCCTCCTTGGCGACGTCTTTGGTTGGATGAGCGACCACGATCACGGCAACTTCATATAGACGCGCAAATCGCTTCATCGCGCGGATGGCGCGACCGATGTAATCCGTCATCGTCTCGTCTCGCCGCTTGGCGTGTTCGATCTCGTTCCAAGGGTCGATCACCAGCACACGGACGCCATCGCGCAGAACAGCGTCGGTCGCGCGATCAAGCACCCAATCCAGATCATACTCTTCATCGTCCTTCCCGGTCGGGTCGACATCAATGAAGACGAAATTTCGCTCAATCCATTCGTCGGCCTCGGCGATCATATCGTGGCTCGACCCCTCGATCGGACCTCGAAGCGTGATGCGCCGCAACTTGTCTCGCAACTGGGGAACAGTCGGCATCTCCGGTGAAAAGATCGCCGAACGCCATCCATGAAGATCGGCGGCGTCAGCAAGCAAGTTCAAAACCCATGTCGATTTGCCGTGTCCAGGAATGCCGGTGACGACCATGAACTCGCCAGCGAATAAGCGAAGATTGTTGTTGAGCGTCGACCATCCGGTTCTAAAAGTCGGCAGCGCGCCGTTTTGCGGAAATTCCGAAAGTCGATAAAGACCGCGAACCGGATACGGTTTAGCCGCATTGATGACGCGCGCGACCTCTTCGGCGCCGCCCTTTGTCAGCACGTCGTTGAGATCCTTGCAGCCGTCCGGATAGATCACAAACGAGCAGCGGGCTGCGGAAAGCCGGCGCATGAGTTCGGCCGCCAATCGTCTGCCTGGTCCGTCGTTATCGACGGCAAGGACGAACCTTTTGACGCGCGCCAGTCGCTCGCGGTTGTTCCACAGAAACTCGAACTTTCCGGAATCCTCTGCCTTCGGGTCGAGCGGCGCGAGGTTCTCAGGTTCTTCGCCTTCCGGCACTCCCGGCGCCCCGTCCGGAACCGATACGGTGAGCGGAAAACCACACTCGATCGCCGACAGGGCGTCGATCTCTCCCTCGGTGATCACCAGCGGCATTCGACCGTCCTCGAGTGCCGGATCGTCTAAAGCGTCGGCGTTCCAGAACGTTCGCTTGCCGCCGGCGCGCTGCCAAAACTTCTTCGACGGCGCGCGATATTTTTCGTTGACGACCGCGCCTCGGTCGGAGAACGGAAAGACGACGACATTGCCTTTTTCGTGCGGTTCAAGACCACCATCATCGGTCCGGCGCGCGGTATATATCCCGTACCGCCCGGCCGTTTCCGGAGATATGCCCCGATGCTCGAACGCTGCCACTCCCAGCGCGCCTAACGTTTTTCCGGTCATAGAATCCCCCTCCTGTCCAGCCACAGTGATTGCATCCCCAGTTCAAGCCGTCGCCGTTTATTGTCACGCCGAGGCATTTCAGCTTTCGGTGTGCCTGCTTCCGTTTCGCCGAACATTGCGGACAGGTCGCGTAGTGACGGCCGATCGTCTCATCTCGTAGGACGATTCGATGCTCACGCAGAATCTCGCCGGCGGTGATCATAGGCGGCCATCCACAGTGTCGTCGTGCGTTCTGTTACCGGCTCTGATCACGCCGCCGATGTATTCGCGCGGATTGTTTCTTCCGACGGCCATTTCGATTGCGGCTCGCGCCTGCGGAACGTTCCCATCTTTGGCTTTCAAAACCTTTTTGATAAGACCGCCCGCTTCTGGGCCGAGTATTTCCTTTCCACGGCGGAATAGATCGGCCTCTTCAGTGTTTCCGTTTTTCAAAACCGGCGCCTTATTCCCGTTAGGGAATAAGGAGTCTTCTACCTCTTTCTCTTTCTGCTTGCCTCTAGCTATAGCTTTGCTAGGCGGCCCTGTTTGATTTTGCTTGCGAATTTCCGCCGCCCTCTTGCCGCCTCCCGCGCCGGCCCTTTGGCGCTCCGCCCGGAGGGCATTGCCGCGCTCGATATGTTCGATGGCCCTTGGGTTATGGATTCCGCCCTCGATTCGAACCAATTTTCCGGCTCTGAATAGAGCGTCTAAAGCGTCGGTCGTGCGCCTCTTGTTGATCCCACAGCGGGTCGCGATCGCGTCGAGCGAGTCCATGCAGGCGCCGCGGGCGTCGTAGATGCGTAAAAGCATGATCGAATAGACGAGCTTCTGGTCTGCCGGCAGACCGCCGAGAGCATCAAGCCACTTCGACGGGAAGCAATGGAACCACGGAAGGCGATCGTCATCGATCATCGCGCGTCTTTCCGTTCTGCCGTTTCGACGGCGTGGACAAAGCACGCGGTTTGAAACTCCATGATGCGGTCCAAAACTTCGAAGGCGCATCGAGCTGGCGCCGCGTTTATCTCTGAGCCGGTGAACCGCAGAACCTCATAGCCGAGAGATTGAAGCGCGCGGTCGCGCGAGCGGTCTTTCGTGGCTTGCGATTTCGTCCGTTCGTGCCATTGATGGCCGTCGCACTCGACGATGATCTCGATCAGACTTCCGAAAAAGTCGAAGGTGATCAGGAAGTCGACGCGCCAGCGATCTACATGCGCTTGCGGCTTAACGACTATGGTTTCGGATTGGACCTTGACTGCGCGGCCGACGTCGTAACCCCATTCAACCGCCGCAGCGCAGAATTGCTCCAATAGCATCGATTCGATCGGGCTTTCGCAGCGGCCGAGTCGGCGTTCCCAATGTGATCGAAAATGATCGCTCATCAGCGCCTCGTCGGCGCGGGCGAAAATCGGGCGTGAATTGTCACGGTCATTTGCCCCTCCACTGGGCGTTGGGCGGGCGGGCCGAGCCGGGGTGGAGACCCAAGCTCAAATCCCGCCCGTAGAAGCCGGCTGGCCTGCCGACTCAGGGACTATAGCCGATTCGATTCCGGGATGGAAACTAGGCGGCGGCGGAAAACTTGCCGACCTCGTCGCCGCGGCAAATCCATCCGGGACGCTCGGAACGGGCGAACAATTCAAGATAAGGGCCGGCGCAGTATTCCTCGATGCGGGTTGCGGCCTCTTCAGGCTTGCGCGAGTGTTCGCGTACTGGCGAAAGGATAATTTCGCGCACCTTTTTGGACAGGCGCTTGGCATTGCCGCGCCGTCCAAGGAGGCAAAATTCGGCGTTCTTCCGCGTGGTCAATCCGAGCCCAACATGAAGATCGCCCTCGATGGTCGGCAGGACGCGAAGTTGAAGCGCGTCGTGTGATCGCTTCAGCTTTACCCAAGTGAAGGCAACCGCCGAATAGCGGAAGCCCCACGCCTTCATCACATCGAAAGCGTAGGGAAGGCAGGGACCAGTCACCCAAAGGAAAAGATGCGCGTCCGGCGCGGCGTAGTCGCCTACCGGCAGCGCCGCTATATCTTCCCGCCCCATGGTGGCGAAATGTTTTTCGGCATCCCGGCGGCTGGTCCAGTTTGATGATTGCAGCGCCGTTCGGGAGCGAAAATGCCAGGGAGGATCCGCGAGGATCGCCCCAAAGTGCCGTTTAGGCAGCGCGTCGAGCAGCATCAATAGACCCCGCAGCAATACTCGTCCGCCGGCATCGGCTCCCGGCACGCTTGGCACCCCCCACGTCCGCGTCGGGGCGCGTGGCGGTGCGTCGGGCGGGGATGAACCCTGTGTCGGGGCGGGGCGGCCGGATGGGCAACGGGCGGGCTCGCCAAGGGCGTTGTGGGGATGGCTACCGGCGGCGGCGCGGCGCTTACGCCGCTATTGGGCAAGTCCGGCGGCGGCGGCGCGGCGGTTTCGGGGGGAACCGGTGTGATTTCGGGAATAACCGGTTCCTGGGGCGGAGGTGAAACCGGTTCGGGCGCAACAGCGGGCGGCTCCGGCGCAACGGGAGGGGGTTCCGGCGCAACAACCGGGGCCGGTTCCGCAACGGGCGGCGGTTCGACCGGCCCGCTGATCGGCGGCAATGCCGGGACCGGCTTCGGCGCCGGCGGCTCGTAAAGCCAAAAAATGATCCCGAAAAGCAGAAGCAAAGCCAGGATGCCGATGACGACCGCCGAGTTGTTCGGCTTCGGCGGTTCCGGCCGGTACGGCGGCGGCGTCTTGTGGTGTCTCGACATGGTCAACCTTTCAGCAGCATCACCCCGTACCACGCGATCAGCGCCGCTTCAGCCCTGTTGTGATCGAGCTTTCGCTCAAAACCGGCCGCGGCGGGGAAGAGTTTGATCGCCCGCTGCCGGCTGTCTTCCTTGCCCCGCTTGATGAGGGCGTGGGCCTTTTTCCATGCCGTCGACTCGATGACCGTTAGCGGGACCTGCATCCCTTCGACGATCGCTTCGAGCGCCCCGACCGCTCGGCCGTAGATGAAGCCCGAGCTGGCGCCCTGTTCCGGCATGGCTTGGGCGCGCTCGATGATGGCGTGGTCGGGCCGATGTTCCCAAAGGAAGGCGAGAACCTTGGCGACGTCGACCCGCCGCTTTGCCTTTTCCCCGGTCGTCGGGACATCGATAATCCCGATTATCCGGGGGCGGTCGCCGCTTTCGACGACCGCGAGACCGCCGCTTAACCCTGGATCGATGCCCAGGACCTTCATTCCGCCGCGACGGTTTTCGGCGCCGGGAACGAATGAACCGTGCCGTTGCCGGTCTCGCCTTCCTCTTCGCCTTCCGTGGCTTCGCCCATCGGCAGTTTCGGCGCGTTCTGTGCCCGCTCGAGAAGGCCCAAGACGTCGCGGTAATAGTCGAGTTGTTCGTAATATTCCGCGAGCTTTTCCGGCTCCATCCGGTCTTCGGCAATGGCGGCGCGGAACGCCTTGCGGTGGAGGTGGTTCTTTTCCACCGCGAGCTTGATCTCCGAGCCGAACCCGCCGGACAGTTCGGAAATATCGTTGCGCACCGACCTGGCCGACGCCAGCAATTCCTTCAGCTTGCGCGCCGATGTAACCTTGCGGACTGCTTCCTTCGGATCGCCTTTTTTCGCCATCGCCGTTCTCCTCAGTTAAGGGTTTGCGGCTCGACCTCGGTCGAGTCTTCGAACGCTTCCCAAAAATCTTCATCCTCGAGCAGGTCTTCGAATAGCATCCCGGCCGCAATGCCGGGCGGCTCACCGATCCGTTCGGCAAACCGGCGCAGCGCAGCGCGCGTCTCCGGGCGCATCGGCACCGGGACGAGTTCGATCTCTTCGTCTTCGATTTGCTCAGGCTCGCTCATGGCGGCGGGGCGTAACAGAGTCGGCGAGTCCGGGCAAGAACAGGTGGGGATATTTTCGGCTCAGCGGGCAAAGCGTTCGATGATTACCGCGCGCGTAAGCGGCCACAAGGCACCCTCCGGCCAGTCCGCCCGCATGGCCTCGACAATCTCC